GAAGTGCAGTAGGTCTAAGAAGTCTCCTGGGTCAAGTCGGCGGGGATAAGCTCCTCGAGCGAGGCACCAGCCGTTGAAGAGGTGCCACCGTCGTCGGTCTCCGATCCAGTGGAGGAGGTCGACGACGGCTTGGAAGGGCGGTCCGTGTAGACCTCCATCAACCACTTAACGATGTCCAGGAGTTGCGTGTAGTCGATCGGCTCGAAGTCGGGATCCTCACGCTCCTCATCCGTGGGCCGAAGACGTGCGATGAATGCGCCGTAGCTGGCCTTCCGCATTACGATCTTCATCAAGTTAGCGATCCTATCGATCGCCTCGGTCGACCGCGCCGCGGCGTCGCGTGCGTTCTCGACACTGGTGGGTTCCCCGTCCTCGAATCCCTTCGAGATCTCGCCGAGGTTGCGCGTAAGGTTTGCGAACTCGGCGAGCTGGTTGAGATCCAGCGCCTTGAAGCAGTCATACCGGATTTCATCGATCGTAAAGTCGACCGGCGGTCTCTTCTTCGAGAAGTCCCGCGTTTGCCGTCTCGGTTGCGTCACGTTAACTCCTAGCCCGTCGCCGTTACTGCGTCTAGTCAGACGGTAACACGAGTTTCGATACTCCTATGCAGGGTTCTTACTGTCGGCTGCGGAGAGTGCGTTCTTGAGAAACGGATTAGGTTTCATGCCCTTCACGGACTTCGCGAACACGAGACCCTGGTACTTACCCTTCTTCGCCCCGTAGATCTTCGATCGAAAGACGAGAACCTTCGCTTGCTTCGGTCGAATCGGCGTGTGCTTCGGCCCGTAGATGCCGGTACCGTCGTGAACCCACGTCGCGTAGAGAACGTTCGTGCCGACCCGAACGGCAAGGTCCATTGGGCGCACCACAAGCTTTACAGTAATGCTAGCGCGTAGGTGACCTGTGTTAATGCGCCGTGGTCCCGATCCCGTAACTCCACTGAGGTTGCGGCGAGCGCGCGACTGAACGCGTGCACCTCGCTTAAGTAGATCCTTAGCGACGCCGCCGACCGGACTAGTGAGGATCTTCTCCTCCACGGCCTTGTTGAACTTGTGAGTGACCTTCGCCGGCAACCGGTCACCTCCTAGACAAGCTCAAACTTAAAGATCAACTCTACGCCGCCGCAGTTGCCCTCTGGACCTACGAAGTTGGTGCGTCCCACGGTATACTTCTGAATTCTCTGAGTTCGCTTCAACTCTCGCAGGCAGCACGCCACACCGTTGCGTATGGCGAATGCGTCGCCCTGCTGAACCAGCGCGGCGGCGCGCAACTTCGCGCACGTCGGCGGCTTTCCATTCGCGTCAAGTCCCGGCACGCACCGCGTCAACGACACAAGAACCTCAACGACTTGACCGAATGGACCGCAGTTGCCGTTGACGACTACGTCTGAGGCGTCGATCGGAAACGTCACAGTCGGGTAGATGCTCTGGATCGTCACCGCGAGCTGGCCGCAGTCGCAGCCGTCCCAAGCAATGTTGCCCGGAACGAGAAGACAGAGGCGCATGTTAGCCGGGGTTCCACCCGACTCGGGCGTCGCCTGCAGCTCCTCGACGATGCACTGACCTACGCCGGTGACGATGACGGCGGCAGTCCAGGCTTCGATCATGACGTTCCCCAGGCTCGATGCTGCGGACCGTCGAGGTCATAAACCTGTGATCGAGCCCTAAGGTGATTCGGATTGGCCGTCTTGATAAACAGATCACACATTCGTAGTTGAATGAACCCGGTATTGAACAGCTCAGCGATGTTCGCTACGGTCATCGAGATGCCCTGTCGACTTATGTCCACTACTCCCTGCGGCAACTGGCAGTCGAGGCACAGCAGGTACTTGATGATCTCAGCCGCGAGTTCACCCACCGCCAGCGATCCCAGGGCGGGAACCGGTTCGCCGTACTGCGCAGTAACTGACCACGTACTAAGTTCCGTGTCGGGCAGGTTCATGTCCTGGCAGAACGGCCAGAGGTTACCGCCGAGACGCACAAGCTTGCGGTAGTCGTCGACTCGATAGTCGGTGTCCGGCGTCAGTATGACGCCGTCGACCTTGACCTCGGTGATCCCAAATACCGGACCCGGTAGGGTAACCTGTTCCAAAGCGACGCAGGAGCACGAGTCATCCGGGCACTGTCCACAGGCGAGGTTGTACCACGTACCGTTCCACCAGTACGGCTGAGGATATGTGCCGAACTGCCACCACGAGCCCCACCTGAAGTCAGGCCAGCACGTCTGCCGACACGGCCGCAGCTTCACCTCACACACGCTAAAGCGCTGTGCGGTAAGGTGATATAGAATCTCAGACGCCGCGGCGACGGCGACACCACTTACCGCGGCGGCACCCGTCTCGAGTAGCACGTTGCACTCGCCACCTGGCCAGGTCGGCGTCCACGCCTGGCAGGGCCCCCAGCTGTACGTATCAGCCACTTGAACACCTCCCTGAGCCAAATCTATGCCGTCTGAGACACCCGTAGACGGGCAAACGCCGGCAGCTGCGGCGTTGCCGCTGGCCACCGGCGTTCAGCACCGTAGCTTACGTCAGCAGGAACGCGCCACACTGCGTCGGAACGGTAGGTGGCGGCGTCGTAGTGATGTTCCAGAGCCAGTCGTCGATGTATGACGTCGTGTCGATCGCGCCCGGAAGCCACGACGTACCGGTACCCGGACCGTCACCCCACAACGAGGACGGGAAGTTCGTCATCGCCTCGGCGGACAACTCCAGGGGACCGTTCTCGATCGTAAACGAGCCGACCTTGGCGTTCCACACGTGTGGCCACGCCCAGTACACGTACCGCTGCGCGCCGGTGATCGGATCACACTGACCTGGACCGCTCAGAGGTTGCCACGTCTCCAGCGAGAAGTGCGCCTCGGGGTTGTTGTAGCCGTAGGCACCACCCGTGCCGGTGACCGACGCCGCGAGTAGCAGACGTGAGCCAAAGATGATGACCGACGCGTCCGGGTCGAGAACGCAGAGCTGGAGTGTCAGGTTCGAGTTTACGTACTGGTTGGGACCCTGACGGTTGATGCACATCTTACCGTTGGCCTTCTTAGTACGAATCTGATCGCCGTCCTCGTACTGCGGCTCGGACTGGACGCTAATGTAGCCGTCCGTCACGACCACCGCGCTCGAGGCTCCGGTGACCGGCGAGCCGCACGTGTCGAGCTTGACTAAGCGCAGAACGGTACCCTGCGCAGCGGCACCACACTGAGCTACCATGATGTCTCCTACGTCGCAGAGTTCCAGGTGCCTGTAATGACACCTCCGAGACTGACGGGAATCGCGAAGTGGCAGCAGTCCCACATTAATGTAAACTGCTGCTCGACGATCAGCACCGTGTCATTGGTGCTGCGGCGCAGGATCTCACTCGCGTCTTGATCGATGAACATAGGTTCAGACTGCAGCATCTTCACGCTGCCCGTTGCGTAGATCCAGGTCGTACCCGCCGTAGGCGTCGCGCCAGCCGGTGACGTGCCTGTGTATCCCGGAGCTGGTACGATGATTGAACCAAGCGGCGTAAGCAGTCGAGGGCCCTTCTTCTCCAAAACATGATTCGCCGCAAGGTGAACCCCGACGCCGCGCTGCATGTGAAGAATAGGTGTGCCGCTGTAGCAGTCGGCCATCGCCTGCTCGAGTCGACCGATGCCCTCGACGACGTCGACTGCACCTGTGACGATAGTGGTGGCCGCGGACTGAAGAGTAACTGTGGAGCCGCCGACAACCTCCGTGATTGCGGTGTCTTCGGCGAGGTGCTGTGACGTGTTGAAGTCGCCACCCGACCAAAACACACGCTCGACGATCGTCTGTGCGTTGTTGTTGTGCGCCGCTAGGGTTCGACGCCGCAGCTCTTCCATGCCCATGCCAACGAGTGAGCAGTCAACCCACGTGTAGACCGCGAACGAGTTCGAGGCCCGGTTACCCAGTGAGCCGGTGGCGGTCTTCGATGTACCAAAGCCGGTGACGCACTCCGTAGTCGTCTGCAGTGGGAATGAGCAGATATCAGGCGTGAACTGCACGCCAAGCTTCTGGTGTCCTCGATACGGATGTGGACCGTCGATCGCGTCGCGGAGCCGGTACAGCAGAGGCTCGAACTTCGGCGGGGTTACCCAGTCGCGGTTACTTACCACCGGTCATCCCTCCTCTCCTGTACCGGTTCGCTGGGGAGTGGTGAGCAAGGCTTAGACGCCACACTCGGTGAGGTCGGCCGCGCCGGTCGTACCGTCCGGGCAGATGTTGACCGTCAACCTGCGCACCTCGTGGCCCGGGTTGAACATCAGCCAGCACTCCTCCATCCACTCCGCGGTAAAGTCGTTGGTCTGGTTGAGAACCGAGTCGCGGATGATGCCGAGGTCGAGGCGTAGACCCGTGCCGAGCACGACGGTGCCGGGCGCGAAGAGCATGAACTCGACGGTGGTCGGCCACGCGGTGGGAATCGTACCAGGAACGCCCGGGAAGCCCGCGGTGCGCTCCTGGTAGTCAGCGACCCACTGAATGCGAATGTTGATCGCGTCGAACAGCGACATCAGGTAGGCGTCAGTCGCCGCCAGCATGTCGGTACCCGAGCCCATGCGCCTCCGCAGGTCGGATCGCATCGGACCGCGGAGCCAGCGGGGCGCCACAACCTCGAGAACCGCGTCCTGGCACATCGAATACCGCGACCGATAGTCCGTCGCCTGCAGCTCGAGCGCGCCGAGCACGTTGGCGACGACGCCGGCGCTCGCCGAGCCGTTGGTGACGGTGAACGAGGCGCTGAAGGCCCTGAGCTCGTTGATGCGCGCTCGGTTGATCTTGCGGAAGTGCGACACCATCACGAGGCGCGTGTGATTCGCGATGAGCTCCGGGTAGGAGTCGTTGGTCAGGTTGCCGACGGTAAGGCAGATGCCGTCACAGTGGAGGCGAGCCTCGTTGAAGCCGGGACACGGCACTCGACCGCAGGTCTTAACGCCGGACTGCGCGGTACCAGTGACGGCCGCGATGTCTTGCGTCTCCGTCCAGGACCAGAGCGCGCCACCAAGCACGACGTCGGCAAACGACGGCGAGGTGGGCCAACGAAGGCCGCCACGGTTGATGCCGACGGTCGGCAGGTCGAGCGCGCCGTCCTCACAGACGATGTTGAAGAAGTCGTACGAGATCTCGGACGGAGAGCACCAGCCGCCGGCCGCGACGAGGATGTCCGGGTTCGCAGCTGCCGTCATGACGGCGTTGAACTCGGCCAACGTCGAGTCCGGACCGAGCGTGTACTTGTGGTCACGGATCAGCGAGGCGATCGGGATGCGCGGCGCGTCGAGGCCCCGCTGCGTGATCGGCATGTGCTGCGCTCGCGCGGTCATCGCCGCTACGAGCTCCTCCATGCCGTCGAGCTTCTGTCCAGCGGCGAAGCCCGGGATGTCGGACGAGGCCGTCAGCACGGGCTCGGCGCGAGGAGCCGCGACGGCGGGCGCCTGGCGCTGCGCGTCGGCCAGCGACGGATTTCGGAAGTTACCCATCGGCCGAGGCTGCGTGGTCGCGCCGCCAACGTTGGCGGCCGCGGTGACGGGTTCGGCGACGGGAGCGGGCTCCGGCATCGGCTCAGGCTCCGGCTCGCGCAACTCGTCCATCAGCGCCTTGGCCGCGGTCTTCTTGTCGGTCGCCGCGGTAACCGCAGTCGCACGTCGCGTCTGCTCAAGCTTGACACGCTTGATGTCTCCGGCCAAGGTGGCCATCTCGTCGGCCTCGGCAGCCTGCGTCGCTACGTCCGCGGTGTCACTCGCGAAGAGTGTGTCGAACCGCGTGTTTGCGGCCTCGACGAACTGAGTGAGCTGCTCAACGCTGAGGGCTGTGATGTCCTCAGGGAGGCTCGGAGTCTGCTGCTCAGGCACAGGACAACCCTCTCGTGTGTGCTCTAAAGCTGGTGACCTGGCCCGTCGATTGCGATACTACCTGACACTAAGCTACTTGTAAAAATTCCTACTCCGAGTTGGCGTTGCCGATCGCGTTCTGCGCCGACTGTGTGTACGTCTCAGCCTCACGCACCGCCTGCGCTGCCAGCGTCGCGAGCGCGAGCTGCGCGTCCGCCGCGTCCTGCGCGGCCTGCACGCTGGTAACCTGATCAGGTCGAGTACGACCACATCCGCACATCTCTACCTCCCGAGTGACTTAGCCAGCTCCCGCTTACGCGACGCTGGATCACGACCGATGCTCTCCGCCAGCGCCTGCTTCGTGGACCGCACCAGCTGGTGCATGTCGACGCCCGCCGTCACCGGCGCATCGGTGAAGTTGACCGGCACCGCGGCCGCGGAGAGTACGCCGTCATTGTACAGCACACTTGCCTTCGTCCTAGCGAGCGGAAAGCCCGGCACCGGCACGAGGTGAGCTGCGATGAACTCACGGATACCCGCGCGGTCAGGATGCGGCTGCACGTCCAGCGACAGGGCGCAGCCGAGCGCCTGCGCAACCTGGCTTGAGTCGGCCCCCGGGTTCAGCGCGCCTCCGACCCAGATGGCGCCGTCACGCGCGTAGCCGACCCGGACGTTAGCCAGTACCGAGCACGAGTTATCGTAGTGCTCGATGCGGTCGTTGAGGGTGCCGTAGTTCTGCGTAGCCGCGTGACCGCAGCCGGCGGTGATGACTCCAGTAACAACCCTCTCACCTCCCTGCACGATGGTCTCGCCCTTGTGGAACCGGCTGAAGTCGAGGCTGCGCGGCACCTTAGTCTTGACGCTGCGGTGAGTCGTGTCGGCCGGCGCCACGATTCCGAACACGCGTCCCTCATCCGTGATCGTTAGCGCGCCAGTCGACACGACATCCGTGGGTTCATTGAACCAGTGAGCGGGTGGCAGGTTCGGAATCGTGATCGTGTGCGACGACGCCGTTAGAACCGTCGAGTCGCAGTCGCAGTTCTCGGTCGGCTCGGCGGACGCCTTCAACGCGCCGGTGAAGCGGAGCTTCGCCTCGACGAACGCGGGGAACGGCACCATCGTCGCGCCACGGATGCGGCCGCGGTGAAAGATCGTGGTCTCGGGCTTAGCGAATGGGTTGCTTCCGTCCTCCGAGTCGGCGAAGACCATTTCGACATCGGCGTCCTTGACCTTGTCCACATCCACGGAGACGCCGCCAACGTTCATCGTGTTGCGGATGCCGTCGCCGTGTTCGCCGGCCAGCGCTGAGCCGAACACGTTGCCCCAACCGTAGATCTCATTCGAGCGACGCGCAGCGTGCGTGATCTCACCGACCGTGATGGAGCCGTTGTGTCCACCGATGTTCGCCGGCTGGTACTGCAGCGGCATCGGCAGTTCGGCCCAGTCGAGGCTACCCATGCCGAACAGGCGACTGTCCCCCGACTCGACTCCCTCTACAACGAGCACACCCTCCCAAGGTTCATCGGCGTAGGTCTGCATCTCCTCAACCTTCTTTTTCTTACTGGCGGCAGTCAGCGCGAAGTCATTGTCATCTTCCTCGTCATAGTCGTTACTTTTACGATTAAGAAGTGAGTCATCATCCGCTACTGGAGGTCCCGGTTTATACTTCGCACGTCCCTCACGCGACAGTCGACTCTTCGTAGCCTCAAACTGATCTGATGTGACGTCTAGCATACCCTTCAGTGGGTTATCGACGAATTTTCCGTCTTTACCGTGTCGATGACCGTGATCATCAACGATGTCGAACGCCTCCATCACCGACCACCCATCAGGCAAGTTACCCGTAGCCTTGAGTTCACGTGCGCGCTTCTTAATAAACGTTAGCGCGCGTGCTCGATTCTTCGCTCGACCGATCGCCTGAATGGCATTACCTAGGTCCTTCGTGTTGCGGATTGGGTATGAACCGTCGGGAAGTGCCTTACCCTCCTGGGCGAGGCGCTCGCGCTCCTCCTGGCTAATGTCCGCGAAGTAGATCAGCTCAGAGCCGCTCTCCACACCCTTCTCTGCGGGCCACTCACCCGTCGCAGCCTTATGGTACTCGGCGCACAGTCCCTGCGGCCGCGAGACGTGCCTGCCGAGCTGCGCCACGCAGCGTGCGAACGAGCCGTCGGTGCCCCACCCGATCTTAATGGCACCTGGACCGTGAACCCAGTAGTTGCGCAGGTCGTGTCCACCGCCCGGCGCGTTGACGTCACGCTCACGCGCGAGCTCCAGCTCGATGTCATCACTCATCTTCACTACCTCCGACCGCGGCGCGGTACGCGCCGCCGAGCTGAGCGTACTGCTTAGGTGTGAGGCGCGAGTCGTACTGCACCTCATCAAACGAGTTCTCCGCAGGCTCCGAGTCCTCGAGCGAGTTCTCGTCGACCTCGGCGCGCGGCTCCCAGCCAAAGTCGCGGAAGCGCGCGACGGTCTGACCAAGCGTAGTCCGGCCCTCGACCAGGGCATCAATCATGTCTGTGACTGCTGACACTACACCGCACCTTCCTTCGACACCAGCTTAGCAGGTTGGCCGTCAACGTCATTGCTGTACACAGCCCAGTTGTCGAAGGCGTTCGCCTTACGCAGCGACGAGAATCCGTGGCGCGTGTCAGCCGAGGTCATCGCGTTCTGAATGTTCGCGGGAACGAATCGGCCGCCGAGGCCGTGTCCGCCGAGCCAGCTCTGCAGGTCCTGCCGGTAACGCTGCGCCACGCGCCGGCGGGAGGTCTCGTCGGAGACGTCGACGAAGATGCCGTCAACCCGCTTGTAGCCAGCCTCATCCATGCGCTTCACGCGGCTGAAGACGAGTCCTGGGTTAGCCATCGTGCCGTCGAAAATGATGTTCTTGCGGTCACGAAACGCGCGATCGGCCAGCATGTCCGCGATTCGAACAGACTCACGGTGAACCAGCGTCGACCGCTCCATCGGCGAGAAGTCACCGGGTAGGTCCGGAACGAGGCCGCGTCTCGCTAGCTCATCCTTGATCTCATCAGGATCGATCTTGAGAAACTGGCTGAGGTCAACTCCCGCCTGCTGCGTGATGACGGTAGACTTACCGGCGCCGGCGTTGCCGCCGAGCAGAATCGCCCGACCACCGTTCGGCACGTCGGCGGCCTTGGCGTAGAAGTCGTCAACGATCTCACGGTGAATCGCGTCGCGTTCGCGGCTCCAGACGCCGTTCTTATCTTGGTGCGTGAAGTTGGTACCGCTGTAGCGGTTCTTGTAGAGAGTCGACTCCAGCGCATGAACACGCTTCGCCAGATTCACGTCGCTGATAACGCGGAAGCCCTTGTACGGATTGTGGTCCTGCTGGTTGTGTTGCCCGGGAAGGTGGAACTCCTCCAGCGCGGCGGCCGTCAGCGACCCGAGCGGCACGTCGACGTTCTCTCCCCCGAAGGCGACACGCACACGGTCGAACGTCACAGGACCGACGCGCTCGGCGGCCTGCGTGAACAGCTCGTGCGGGTGCTCGGAGTACGCCAGCGTCACGTGCGGTATCCACGGGCTGTGGTTCTCAGCGATCGTGTAGTCGTCCGACTCTCGTACCTCGTCGAAAACGTTGTCGTGAAGCTGCTCGAGCTCCGCGCCGCCGTTCCCGACGCCGAGTACCAGGGCGGGCTCATCACCTGTCGGGTTGAAGACGTTGACCGCAAACGCCTGCGCCTGGATCGGTCCAAGGCCGCTGGCAGCGTTCCGGACGACTCCTAGGATCTGATCCCGCTGGTCAGGCGTGAAGTTTGTCGCGTCGCCGAGGTAGACCAGCGTCAGGTGCAGCTGATCGGGATCCTCGAAGCCGTCCAGCGCCAGTCGACGCGCGTCCTCCTCGGTTGGCACCAGCGCGATCATTGCGCCGTCGTGCGTGTCAGCGGCCGCTACTGTGATCTTCGGTACGCCGAAGGTGTACGTGTCAGCTCCCGCGAGGAACGCAACTGCCTCAGCCTCGGTGAAGCCGGGCTCGTCGTCGATCAGCTCGAACTGGACGTTAGTCGGGTCACTCAGCGGGGTCGTCACGGCTCCACCCTCAATCTTACCTTCGCGCCGGAGCTGTACAACGGCTGAACGCTGAGCACACGGTATCGAAGTCCCGCCGCGAGCAGCATCTCATACTCCGACTTGTGTTTACTGATGTTCCCGTAACCGCCGACGTATGCCGCTGGGGTACCCTCTGGAACCTCAATAGTGATCTCAACGTTGCCGGACCACGTTCCCTTCTCGACGCTAGTAGATAGGAACCCCTTATCCTGAAAGACCTTACCCTCAAACTTCTTAATGTCGTTAAACGTTGCGGCGTCCGTAAGACCGGGAAACTGTGATGCATCGGTCTTCCGATAGACGATAATGTCACGTGTAATCGGCCTCATTGCGTCCTGCGCATGCTGCGCGCTTCGCGCAGCGGAGAGGTTTAGGCTCGACTCCGACGTCTTAAGGCCGCGAAGAACGCCATTCATCTCCTTGTATGAATCTCCCGTGTACTTAATCAGTGCAGATCTCTGAGAAGACTTCCACTCAGTATCCGGTGTACCGGTCATAGTCTTCTGCATAAACTGCGCTTCGGAGTCGGAGATCGGCTCAAACGTCACATTTTTCGTGTGAGGTACACCAAGTTCACTTGGGTTCTTGACCTTCGCCAGAAGCGCCTGTAGACCTAACCCCGGAACGGTTGAGCCGGACGGCGTCGTTACGGTCGACGAGTTCAGGACCTTCGTCGCGGTGCTCTTACCTGACGGCGTCTGTAGCCAGTCGAGAATTTTCTTCTCGTATGCGTTCTTATTTCCACCCACGGTGTACTTTGACGCACGCTCATCAATGACCTTGAGTGCCTGTAGAAGGTTAAGCTTGTCGAGCGGGTAACTCGCGTTGTGCGCCTCGACGGCCTTGTGCAGCTTCTTAAAGATGTTGGCGGGCTGTGAACTTAGGGTTGTCGGCGTGCCGCCATACTTAAAGTTCTGCCAGATGGCGTTCTTCTGCGTGTCCGCGAGTAGCGGTGGTGTGCCGTGCATCGCCTGCAGCTGCGCCGCGTCGAACTTAGAGGGCGCGGTCGGCTTCTTTGGTGGTGTTGGTAGCGCGGGCGCTGACAGCGTCGGCACCGCGGGTGTCGGCGTACCGGAGACGCTCGGTCCAAAGCCGCTGGTGCCGAGCGCCGACGCGCCGGGTGGCGGCGTCACCCAGTCCGTGTCACCGCTAAACTTCTTGTAGGCCTCACCCTTTCCGTAGCCCGCGAAGTTAGTCCACGTGCCGTCACTCATTTGTGTCTGAAGAATGAACTTCTTGGTGGACTCTCTCCACGCGAGTCTCATCTTCAAACCGTTAAGTGAGTTAGTTTTCTCCGCGATAACCGCGCCGTCGGGATAAGACTGCTTATAGATCGCGTTCGTGTTCAATTTGATTGGGACGCCGCCCTTACCGCCGAGCGTGCCGGTGGACTTCAGGGTCGACGTGGTCGAGTTCGCGGGACTCGGCAGAGCTGACGTACTCGGCGGCGCGGTAGTCGTCAGCGCGGCGGTCTTACCGGGGATACCCTTAGAACTGATGTCCTTCGGTCCCTGCTTACTCGCGGGCACGACGGTCAGCGTGACGACCTGTTCGGTGTGATCACCGTACTGCGCCTTGTCGGCGGCGGTCGCGGCGCGAACCTCGTTCACGTGGAAGTTCGTACCGGCGCCGAGAATGAACTCGTTCTCGTGGCTGTAGCCGGGAGTGGCGCTGCTGACGTAGACGCCCGGCGTACCCTCGGGTGCATTAATGATGACCTTGATCGGCTTCTTCGCGTAGTCGAAGCTAATGTTCGTCGGCGCCACGACGCTGGTCGACACGAAGCCGCGGTCAGTGATCTTCGTACCCTCGAGCTTCTTCAGCTTATCGGTCGAGATCTTCATCGTCTCGAAGCCGAACTGCTGCGCACCCGTGCCGCGGTGCAGCTTAATGTTCCTCGTCAGCGGCGTCATGGCGCCCTGCAGCGTCGCCGCGGACGTGGCGGCCTGCGCCAACTGTGAGTCACTGAACAGTTTAAGCCGAGTCTCGTCGTTGCGCAAAACGCCGTTCATCGACTGGTAGCCGGTCTTCGTCGTATAGAAACTGACGGCCGACTTCTCCGCAGGTGTCCACTGCTTCTTACCCGATAGAAGAAGCATGTCGTGCTGCAACTTATTCATTTCGTCGGTCGTGACGTCGCTAAACGACTTCTGTGAGACCTTAGGTTGGCTAATGTCGCCGACAAACTTCGTCGCACTGTGTGCCGAGAGATGATGATTGTAGCCGTGTGGTGGTGGAGTCGACGGCGTGGGTGGCAGTGGCGGAGGTAGTGGCGGAATCGACTTAGTGCCGGCCGTGTTAGTCGCGGTAGGCTTAAGCTTACCATTGTCGATGAGCTTCTGAACCTCGTCCTCGAGCAGCTCATTGCCCTTGAAGTCGACGAGTCCTGCCCAAATGCCGTAGCCACCTGCGCCGTCAGGACCACCGAAGTCAGGCGAGTCCAGCGAGTACACCGCGGCGCCTGAGCCGTCGTTGAAGTACTTAATCCAGGCAATCTGCTTACCGTCGGCGTTGAACGCGGGCGACATGAACTGCGGTCCAGAAATGTCATCCGGGTCGACCTTGACCTTCGAGGTCACCTTCGGCGCCGGACTTAGCGGTGGAGCACTGCCCGACTTAAGGCTGTCCATAAACGCAACGAGGTTGCTCCACTTACCCATGGCTTTCAGCGTTGCGGTCTTCTTCTCTGCGACTGCCTTTGCCGCAGGTGACATTGAGTCCCACTTGGCCTGATCGACCTCGAGCGCAGCCCAACTTGCGAAGTCGCCGTTAGTCATGTTAGTGAGCTTGTCCACCAGTGCGGCGTCGCTGTCGTTAGACACGTCGATCGTGTGCCACGTCGAGATCTGGGTACTAGCCGAACCCATGCCAAACGTCGTGGCGTTGTACGCACCTGCCTCAATGAGCTTCTTGTCGTTGTCAGAGAGCTTGTCCCAGACGTCCTTCTTACCCGCTAGGTTCTTCGCAAACCACGCGTCGAATGCCAGCGGCGCGGTCGCTCCACCGGGTGGGAAGTTAAGACTGGCCAACGTAACGGGGGCGTTCGGGTCAGGTGCGTCGGGCTCGAAGCCGGGCATAATCTGCTTACCCGACGACGCCGCCCAGTTCGGGTCGTTCTCCAGGTACGTCTGCAACTGCCCCTGGTCATACGTCGCGACCGCGAGCCAACCGGGTCCCATCTGCGTCTGGCGCACGAACTGCTTCTTGTCGTCATTCCAGACGATGCGCTGCGGGTTGCCGTACAGAGGATTGTTCTTCTCGGCGATCAGCGCGCCGTGTGCGAACTTCTGGCCGAGGTCAATTCCGATCTTCTCCGCCGGCGACTTGACCGTCGGCGCGGCGGAGCCGGGCACCACCCAGTCGCTCTCCTTTGAGAACTTCTTATAGGCTTCACCCTTACCGTAGCCCGCGTGAGGCACCCACGTCGCGCCGTCGAGCTTGTACACGACGAACTTCTTCGTACTCTCGTTCCAGCGAAGCTGCCACTCGCCCTTCGCGTCGACCTTCTCCGCCACAACCGCCATGTGTGCGTACTTCTGCTTATAGATGACGTTCGTGTTGATGTGAATCGGCTTGCCGGTAGGCTTCTTAGGATTTAGCTTAGGTGTTGGCGCAGGCACTCCACCGCCGGCGGCTGCCTCAGCCTCAGCTACAGCCTCCTTTACGTCCTTCCAGTCACCACCGTGAAGTTTCTTTTCGAGCTCACCGATCGTCAACTTTTCGGAAACGTTCATCCACTTACCGGAGATCAGCTTCTGAACGTAGTACCCAGAGCCGCTTTTTTGTACGCGCTTTCCTGAACTCTCGTTAACGCCGAGAAGTAGGGTACCATTCGACGTTGCACTTTGAACGATCTCTAGGAGCTTAGGTATGCTTACCATTTTTTCGGCAAACTGTCCGTGAGCATCACGAGGGTGCTTTGCCTCGTCGGCGGCGGTCCACTTCTTGGCGGCAGTTAACGTCTCGGAATCGTCATCACTAAAGACAAACTCTACGGTGCAGCGGCACTGAATGACGTTGTCGGCGCGGCCGTTCGGGTCGCCGGGAAACTGCAGGTACTCGCCGCCGACGCTGAACGCTTGGTTGAGGCCAACGGTCTGGCCGTCGGCGAGCCGGTGCTCCGGTCGTGTGCGCTCATCATCGGTGGCCAGCCAGCGCTTAGAGCACTCGGCGTCTGTAAAGCCGCCGAGCTGCACCTGCGCCACCGACGCGGCGTTCGCGGCGGAGATCACCTCCGTCTTTGCAATGACCAGCGCACGCTTCTCGCCGATGTCCTTCGCCACGTTGCGAACCCGCGCGGCGAGCTGGTGCGTCGTCTCGCCCGCCTCATAGCCCTCGGCCAGCGTGTCTTTGATCGAGTTCCAGATCAGGTTGCCAACGTTCTTTAGTCGATTCACCGCGGCACGAAGGTAGTCCTCGGCGGTCAGCGGGTCGATCGGCAAGGTGTCAACGTGCAAAGTGTCGCCGACGAAGCTCCAGGTCTGCTGCGCCGCGGCGGTGTACGTCTCAAGGAGAAACGGGTACAGCACGGCATCCACGTAGCTGGACCACGTGTCGGGCGCGGCGCTCAGCTCGACGGGGGCCAGGGTGGCGACCCCGGCCACGGCCGCGGTGGTCGAAATGCTCGGCACCGGTCCAGCCGCCGCGGTAACCAGGGGGTTAAGGCTGACGGCTCTGAAGGCGGCACGGATGCCGTTCCGCGCGAGGCCCTCCATGACCTGCTCGCGTGTTTCAAGCTGCGACATGGATAGACCAGCTACATGCCTCATCCAGCGCCTCCTCGTGGTCGAGAGGGCTGCTGGGGTTCGGCGACCGACGAGCTCGTCGGCGACGGGCCAGCGTTACCGCTCCGCCCGCCGGCCGCCTGGTCTGGGTTGGGCTTAGGCTGCTCGAGCCGCTGGGGCTGGCCGGCGAGCTGCGCCTTGGCCAACTGCTCCGCCTGCTGAACCGTCTGCTCGGGCGGCTTCTCATCGGGAAACAGCTTGTAGAACGAGTCGGGAATTGGAAGACCCTGGGCCGCCAGGCCGACCAGAATCTGCTTCTTAAGTTCCTGGTCATCGGGCTTGTCGGCGTCGTCCAAGCCGATGCTCTTGAGGTACGCCTCATCGGAGATCGAGTTTCGACCGCGTGCGTCCCGCGCGTTCTCGGAGTTGTCGGGATCTGCCGTTAGGTCGGAGATGTCGTACCAGACGACGTACCGACCCTTGCCGTCCGGTGTCGTGATACTGCCGCCACCCGCGGTCAGCATCGGCCAGAGAAACACCTCAGTCAAGCCGCCGACGAGCAGCTCCATCGTGCTGCCGAAGTAGTACTTGACGTTGTCGGCGCTGTCGAGGTAGGCGTTCCAGTGGTTAAGGTCGCCCTTACCCTCCATTGCCTCAGGAGGTGCGGGAAGTTGACGCGCCAGGCTTTCGACGGCCGCGCGACGCGCATCAATAACCTTCTCGTCAACCCCGTTCGCGATAATGAGGTGCTGAAATTTATCGATGAACTCCGACTTAACGCGCAGCGGTACCGGCATCGCACTTCCCGGACTACCCGGGTCGCGAATGCCACGTTGGCCGATAGCGACAAGCTCGGCGATGAACGGGTCTGGCGCGTCCTTGAACTGCGGGTTAACCGGAAACGTGATTTCCTCCGGAATGAGGAGAAAGCCGTTGAAGACCAATCGAGAGAGCAGCGTCGCGACAATGTGTCGGTTGTACAGGTCAACCTGGCGCAGCGTCGTCAACGCGTTCCGTGACCAGCTGGTGACGTTGAAGTCGAGCTCGTCGTCAGGTCGGAAGATGCGCGCCACGAGACTCTGCGGTCCGAGCGGTCTCCAGCGGTCCGGCTCGTCGAGAACGTCGAAACCCGTCAGAACCTCACCGTAGGCATTCTTTAGTGGTCGACCCTGCGCGTCTCTCAGTGGCTGCGTAGAGCGCCTGACCTGCTTCGCCGACTTAACATCGTAGACTCGCCGACCCCCCTGGTTTAACTTGTCTTCGGCGATGAAGAAGCCGACGCCGGGAATGCCGAGGTGTCGACCCCACTTAAAGAGGTACTGCGTCTCACCACCTTTAGCGTTGTTGACGAGGTCCTGCACCAGCTCGGCGGCGGGACCTTCGGTAATCGGCTCGGGCTCCCTAAGACCGTCATCGTAGCGCTGGATTCCCGCCACTAGGTGCATTCGACTAATGCCCGACGCGTACCAGTCCATCACGCTGCCGTACTCACCGACGCTACGCGAGTACTCCCAGAGTTCATCCTGCCAGCTTCGGTAGTTCAGAGCGTAGGACTCGCGGTTGACGCCCTGCAGCGACTGTGCCGACGCGATGAGGATCTGCCGCTCGTGCTCGCTGAGCTCCAGCAGCGCGCGCTGCTCGGCCAGCGCTCCCCCGCGGGGTCGTGTGCGGTTCGCCGGCAGGTCAGCCACGGTTAGCTCCGATCACGGTTAACGCACGACTCGGCGGTGACGCTCCAGCCCGTCGCGTACGACGCCGTCAGCGCGACCAGCACCCACAGCATAGTCTCGGGCCAACGGTACGTCAGGTACGTCAAGCCGCCGCCGACCCACACAGACATGCACCAGTCGCACTCCCAGAGGTATGCCAGCGACGACATCACGAGGTTGGTTTGCCTACCCCCGATCGCGATCTTGCGTTCCGCACCCTTCGCGTCAGCCCAGGCGCCCCACCGTTGGATGAACGCCTCGCGCGGAACACCGATTAGTGGAATCTTGTCGCGCGTCACGAGCCTCGTTCCGCGCGCCGTCGCTGGCAGCAGCAGAACGATGAGTAGCACGAGGTTGGGGAGAGAGAGCGACACAGAGAGATACTACAACGGAGAGACGGAAAAGCCGCCTGGCCGGTGTTGGCCAGGCGGCTCTCTTAAGGCTAGGGCAACTTCTCTCGGAGCGGTCGCACCCAGCTTTTAAGTTATTTTCTCTACGTTGCTCAGGCCTTCGGCTTAAGCAGCTCCGCAATGCAGGAGTCGACCCAGACCGTCTCCGCCGGTGAGGCCTGCGGAATCACGGAGTACGTGTCCGCGAGGAACTTCGTCACGAACTCCCGCGACAGTCGAATCATCGGATTGATCGACTCACCTGTGCTGAGCACAACGGGCGGGAACTTGAACGTCATGATGTAGCCGTAACGCTTGCTAATGCGCAGTACGGTCTCACCCAGTGAGAGCGACGTGCCGAGCATCGCGTCCTGCAGCCACTCAGCGACGTAGTCGCGCGAGAACCACATCGTCAGCGTGCGAATGTTGTCTGGGTCGGCGGCCTCACCGTACCTGAAGCTCATGCCGAATGCGAGCGGGTTGTCCGTGTTGTAGATGAACGTGACCAGTGCCTGGCCGTGGTCGTGACCCTTCAGGCACGTCGCGACGCCGATGGCCTTGCGCTTCAGGGCGTTGTTCTTTCTGTTCATGTCGATCCTCACTTCTCGATGTCGTCTACTCGCCCGAGTAGCAGGTGTCGCAGCACAGAACGGTCAGGAACTCGATCAGCTCATCCTCGGGAACAAACTTCCCGCAGCTCTCACAGCGCGCGAGGTCGTTGAGCTCGGCTTCCAGTTCCCGTGCTGTCATCATCATGCTACTATCATATCACATTAATGGGCGCCGTGCAACCGCGCGGCGCCCAAAACTTCACTTAAATACGTAGACGCACTTGACCTCGAGCGCGCCGCCGACCTTAGAATCACGTGCAACCTCAGTCGTGCCGCGCGTGATTCGACAGTCTAGTCTTTCACCGTAGATCTGTGAGGCCTGGACGAGAATGCGTTGTCCCTGCCGAACGGGCGCCAGGGCGCGCTGGTAGGGCGACGTAAGTGCGTACTCCTTGTACCGCTCCGGGCTGGCCTCGACCTCAACGGTTACCTGGTCCTTAAGAGTTCGACCCTTCGGCGGTTGACCGGTGCGCTCCGCAGGCGTGAATTCCACCCACACAATGATCAGGTCGTCCCTGTCGATCAGCTGCTTAACCTTGGGCACAATCGCAAACGCCGCGACCGCCACCGCGAGAACCACGATGACCCCGATGGGCTTGATTGTCTTAGTGTCGCTGCTCAAGTCTTTCCTCCCAAGCGGGAGGGACGCGGGTCGTCGCCGTAGCCACATTCTCCCGCGTCCCTCTCGGGTTTCCGGTGAGGATCCCTGCCGCACATTCTTCGCCCCGCGCCAGCCTCAGGTCCCAGTTGCCGACCAGCACGGCCGTGTCTTGGCTAACGCGTCTCCCTCACCGGAGGTCTTTAGTTGTAGCTGGGCAGGTGCGCCGTCGGAGGTAGACCTACCCAACTAGTTCATCGTATCACTTCGCTGTGATCGATGCAAACTCCCTCACTATCGGCTACCGGTTCTGCGAGTTTCCGAAGCAGGGCTTCGTGTTCTTGTGCCGGTTGCACGAGTCGATGCACGCCACCGCGCCGAACAGGACGAGAACGATGGAGATGAAGATGACAGCTTGCTTCATGTGTAAACATCCCTCAAACTTGGACTACTTGACACCGGGAAGGTCGATCTCTCCAGGATTCGGCATCTTCGAGCTCGGATCAATGAAGAGGTCAGCGAGCCAGCTGAACTGATCGCGGAGGAGCACAATCAACACGAGGATGATGACAAAACCCCACACGATGGTCTTAACCTTCACTCTTCTTCCTCACTTCTCGTGCTTCTTCATGCTGCGCCAGAAGAACGTAAACACGACGGCCAGAATGATCGCCGTGACGATCAGCGACGTCGCGTTGAACGCGACGGCGCGCTCTCCGTTGTCTGGAGCTGGCGAAGGCGACGGCGCCGCGGCGTGCGCCGCGTTGTCGCCGATCGGCCAGCAGCCGGTCAGGATGGCCGTGCCGATCCAGATGAGCAGAATCAGTGGAACGATCCACGCCCACCAGCTCTCGGGAATCTTGAACTTCCGATCCGCCACACATTCTCCCATCTGCAGTTGTTTACCTGAGTTTATCATACCAAACGAGTATGATCAAGTAAACTCAGTTCTTAAGATTTACACCGACGGTCTCATCGGCAGCCGCCTCACGGCTGGACCCGCTCTGCCTCCCGGCGATCGGGTTTCGACCTGTCTTACTTGTCGGCGTCCACGACCTCGAACGTGGGCTCATCGCCCTCGTCGGGCACCTGGCCGACCTGCTCCTCGAGCACCTCGGTCAGCTCATCGTCATCGTCGACCGCGTCGACCGCGTCGGCCGACTCGGCGAACACGACGTCGTGGCGCGAGAAGACGTCCTCGACGAACCCGTCCGGGTGGATGATGCGCATCCGCGCGTCATCTGACATGTCCTTCATGCGCTCGCCGATCTCGTTGCGCGCGGCGGTGAAGGTGCGCGAGCGCCAGTCGATGCCGTTCTCGCCGTACTGCACGCGCTCCCAGACCTCGCCGGCCTCCGGGTCGACGCCGGTCAGGGTCTCGATGTACCGCCACCGCGGAACGATGACCTCCTCGTGGAACGTACGCTTCACCACGCGGTAGCGCTCGTGCGTGTCGGCGTCCGGGTCCTCCTCCGCGCGCAGCGTATCAACATAGTTCGCCGCAGTCACGAAGCGCCGGGAGCGCCACCGGAGCGCGACGACGTTGCCGTCCTTGACGAAGGGAACGTCGGACCAGACCTCCTGCTTAAGCACCTCCGGGTGCTCCGGAGTGGGCTGGGTCTCGACCTCGCCGATGTACCGCTGCACGTAGTGGAAGGTACCGTTTTCCATGATCTTCTCCCTCTGTGGGGTTCTCAGACGTGGCTTCTAGTTAGGGCCATCATCAGCAGTCGCGTTACGACTGGACACCCGGTAATGGGCGGGTGTTTCGGCCTAGCGGGACAGCACCTTCAGCAGGAGGTAGCCTCCCACGACTAGCACCATCGACCCAATCATGATCCAGGGGTGGTCCAGACCCCACTGCAGGACGTCCCAGCGCGTAATCACGGCTGGCAGCAGCGGTAGTCGCCGCAGCTCTCACCCGGGGCAAGCTCGGGGCAGAGGTTCTGGGAGTAGTGGTAGTGGCCGCAGCTGCGGCAGTGGTCCTCATCGCGAACGAGCTCGAACTGCGGGTCGTCATCTTCGATGTAGTTCATCTTCGGTCTCCTTAGTTGGCCGTTTTTTCCTCCTGAGTTAATTGTATCACATTATTGTGACCATAGTCACAATAATGCGGTAAAACTTTTGTCACGTTTGTGACTTATTCTAGTCCTCGGCCGCGATAGTCGTGCCCGGGAAGTACAGGATGACGTCCAGACCCATGTTGTCGAGGCAGGGCCGCGACATCATCTCGGCGAGCAGGCCGCGGTTCTCGATGTCATTGTGGAGAACTACAGCCAGCGCCGCGCCGAGCGCGGCGATGTGCTGAAGCTCGATGACGAAACCCACGCAGTGCGTGCCGCCCATGCCGCGACCAGAGTAGGTCTCGCGAATGTAGTCATCGCCGACCCCGACGCCGAACATATCGAAGAGAACGCCCTCGACCGCAGCGAGCTGGCTGCGCTTAATCGTCCTTCTCATCTTCTCACTCCTCAGCTTAGAACTTCTCGACGGGCGTGCAGTCGTACTGCACGATGTAGTTGCGAACGACGGCCTTGGCCTGAGTCTCGACGGCCCGGCGGCCGTTGACTATGATGACATATGAGTCTCGACCGTACCGCGCACGCGGCGCGGCGAGGAACGTACGAACGCACACCTTATCTCCGGTGCTCCGGCTGACGTACCTAGAGTCGACGTACGGACGCTTCATCTTCTCACTCCTCACTTAATCAGTAGAACCACTGCGTAGATCAGGGCGCCGCCGACCAGCAAGCCACCCACAATCATGCCGCTGTAGGCGATCGCGGCGATGAACAGCTCAACCAGGTTCTTTTCCGTTTTCCTCATACGTTAATCATATCACATTAATGTGATGTATGCAACTACTAATGTGAGCTAATTTTCAGTAGCCTCGACGCTCCCCGGACCAGCTACCAAACCCGGCGTTCGATCCTAGGCCGGTGAAGCTGCCGTTCATCAGGTCGCTGGCACCGACGGAGCCGAGAAGGCTGGGCGCCTCCAGTAGCGCGTTCGTCTTGAGCTCAGCCGTCCAGCTCGCGGGCACGAACGCCAGCAGCGCAGACTCGGCCAAGTCGGGCGACACGCCGAGCCTCTCGATGATCTTACTCTTCGCCTCGATCTGCACACGACCCTTAGCGTCGACGATCTTATACAGCGGCATCGTCAGCTCGCTGATCAACTGGTCCTGCAGCTCTGGGTTCAGCGCAGATAGGTCCCAGCTCTTCGTGCGCGACAGCTCGCGGCCAAGCCACCACATCTCGGCGCGGCGGTTAAAGTACAGGTGCTCGTTGCCCACCGTAGCCGTCATCGCGACGTTGATCGGCACCACGGACGCGTCGTGCCCCGTCGCATCGGTCGCACGCTGCGCGTCGAGCACCTCCAGTGGCGCCGAGGCGTGCCTGCTGGACAGGGCGCGTAGGTGACCGTAGACGCCCCAGCCGACGCCGATGCTGTCGACCTTGACGAACGCGACGCCCCACTCGCGTAGAAGCTGAACGATCGACCCGACTGTGGTCGTTGGGTCGGGCGACACGAACTGCTGGACGTGAAGTATCGTGTTGCCTCGTCGGATCGTCACGACGGTCCGGTCGTTCCCGGCGCCGACGTCGACCCCGGCCTCGGTGTGCATCGTCGGGTCGACAGGCAGCTCGAGGTAGCGACACTGCGACGCCCAGTCGTGCGGCACGACCTGCCAGGGCGAGCCGACGGTCGGAAAGTTACCCTCGCACTTTGACTGGAACAGCGCCGAGTGCGCACCCCAGACCTTACGGCGGTCCTCCACCCAGCCGGGGCTAATGAGCATCTCGCGCAGGCGGTCGGAGACGACCTCACCGGTAAAGTTTGGCGTGTGCTGATAAGAAATGTGAATTACGTGCCAACCCGAGCCCGGCTTGCAGATGTCCTCGAACATACCAGCGCCGTCGGGGTTACCCACGGCCACCATGCGCGCGTTCTCGTTGGACGCCAGTGATGACCCCTCGTTCCACAGGTGCAGGGGTATCCCGTACGCCTCGTCGAATATCACCATGAGGTAGCGAGCGTGAAGGCCCTGGAAGGCGGCCTCCACGTGGTCGGGTGGCTTCCGGCCGAGCGCCGCCAGGAACTTTCCGAGGAACCACTCCCGCTTATTGGTGTGGCCGGCGAGGCCGAGTCGCTCGTGGTGCTGGTTGATCTCGTTCCACAGAACCGCGTCGACCTGCTTAGACGTCGGCGCCGTTGAGATGACGCGAGCCTCACCTGCCGGGTGAGCGTCGATCCACCAGCACGTCAGCAGTCCCATTGTGTAGCTCTTACCCGCGGAGTGGCACGATCGGATCGCCACCTTCGGGTGATCCCGGACGGCCTGCAGAATCTCACGCTGCTTCGACCAGATCTCGACCTTGGCCCGCTCGATCGCCCAGCGCGTCGGGTCGCGGCGCCACTTCAGGTTGGCGGGCGCCGCGTACTCGGCGAACAGCTGAGCTCTCGTCTTAGCCTGCACCAGCTCAGCCTAGCTCAGGGTCCAGCCGAGCATCAGGTCGCGCAGGTTGAGGCCCGCCGCGTAGATGAGGCCGAGCAGTAGAAGAACGCTGGCGGCGTACCGGTGCAAGTTACGCTCAACCCAGCGCTTCACCCGGTTCCACCAACTACGACGCTTGAACGGAAGTGCATAGGTACTCATAGTGACTAACTGTAGCACGCGTGTCAAACCGTAGCCACACTAAGTCACATTATGTACGGCGAAGGCCCCCAGCCTGGCGGGGCTGGGGGCCTTCTCCTCCCGGGGATTAAGGTCTAGGTGCTACTTCTGGTCGACGTAGAGCTGAGGCGCCTTAACCGCCAGCGGCCGGTCGGTCTGCTGATACATGCCGTTCCACGTCACCTTCGTGCCGTCCACGGTGAAGAAGAAGATGCCGTCCTCGTTCGGACCGTAGGAGCCGTCGTCACCCGGCGCCTCACCGAGCGCGTAGCACGCGGCGTCGGCGTAGGTGCAGATGTGAACCGCGGAGTCCATCGGCGCCATCTGCGACTGGTTGCTGGACACCTTACCCTTCACGACGTAGTACCCGATGACCTCACCGGTCCACGAGAACGTGTAGACGTAAGTGACCCGGTTCGGGTCGTTGTCACGGTCGAACTTGCGCCTGAGGTTAACGCACTCCTGCGACTCGTTCTTCTCGCCGCAGAGCACGACCGACTTCTCCTTGTTGGCGCGAGCCTCCTCACCCTTCGTTGAGGTCGAGCCGCCGCAGGCAGTAGCCACAACGAAGACGGCGACGACGCCGAGGCCAGTCAGGCTCTTCACCAGTGTGGACACCTTGATCGTACGCTCACTTGTCACTTCACGTTCTCCTTGCAGTCGGTCCGGGAGTCCTCGTCATTGATCCGGTTGGGTGTCTCGCTGTCGTGCCAGTCCTCGACCAGGACCTTGCCCGACTCCGCGTTGTAGTCCTCCACAGCCGTCCGGCAAGCCATGATCTGGCCGTCCAGGTTCTGCTGCGCGATGCGGTCGTTGGGATGCGCCCTGACGGTCGCCGCGAGCTGGTCGATGTTCCGGTCCAGCGCGATGACCCCGTAGTACTTATCCCGCAGCATCGACTGCGCCGCCACGCGGTTTTTGGCGTTCTGGTTCATGATCACCGTGTCGCCGTCGCCCTTGATCCCCGCAGTGTTGACGCGGAAGAACCAGACGCCGATCGAGATCGCGGCGATGATGCCCAGTACCAGGAGTCCAACCCCAAGAATCTTCCAGATGCTCGGGCCTTCGTCGTAGTCGTTCACCGGGTTTTAGTCTCCCCTCTAGTGGTGAACTCGCTCATACAGACTAATGTATCACACGTCTGCAACTAAACGGGTCTAACCTCACCAAGATTTAGTAGAACCTCGCTGGGCTCCACCTCGCCACCGGTCGCGACGTCCACGTCGAGCGTCCAGGGCGACCGCAGCGTCACCTGCCGCTTAATGAGAACCAGGCCGTCGCGCGCGTCCATGCCGTTGCGTCGGCGGTCCTCGTTGGTCAGGCGCGCGTGGCGCAGGATTCGGTCGCCGTCGTCGTCCTCGTACAGCGGAGTCTCAAGAAGCAGCTCTCGCATGGAGTCTGGGATTGTGCCGCCGTTCGACTTGAACTTCGGCTCCCAGACCTGCTCGTCGTTGAAGACCCCGAACGTCGTTGTGACCGTGAAGTCGTTGACGTCGAAGCCCTCGAATGTGTCGTGTTGTTCGCTCATCCGAAGAACCCCAGTAGGTAGAGTACGAACCCCAGCAGCGCCGCGATGATCAGTGCTGTACCAATCTGATCAAGTACCTTCACTGGTGCCTTACCTCCTCCCGGGCGTGCTCGGGCAGACCGAGCTTACCCCAACGGTTCCACAGTTCTTGACTTCGTGCCGCGGTACACGCGTCGCACGGCACGTTGTACGACGTGAGGTGCCGGTTGTACCCGCGCAGCGTCCCGACGTCGGAGCCGCAGGTGGGCACCAGTGAGTGCCTGGTGACGTTGCGCCGCAGCGGCGTAGGCGACGCCGCGGGTACCTCGGTGACCTCCGTCTCGCCCTTCTCGTAGCGCCGCGCCTTGCGCATTGCCTCACGGGGCTGCCGTGCTGCCTTGTGATACCGGTCGACCCGGCCGTAGGCGTTGAGCCGGAAGTCGGCGACGCCGAAGTCCTGCTTGACCCTGAAGCCGAGCGCCGCGAGTACCTCGGCGCAAGCCCAGATCTGCTCATCATCGTCGCCGTCCGGATCGTAAAACGTGCTGGCGACGAAGAGGGCCGTAGCCCGCAGCTCCTGAGGAGTACGACCTACGGCCGGAGTAATGTGCCTCTTGTGCATGGAGTCGCCGTCGGTCTGGGACCTCACTTGACGCCCCAGCAGACCTGGAGCCCGTTGTTCGCGGCGGGCTCACACGTTACCTGGGTGTTCGGCTCCCTATCGGCATTCTTCGGTACGCAGCCGCTCAGCAGCAGACCGGCGCCGATCAGCGTGAGCCATAGGACCGCCATGATAATCATCCAGCCCCAACGGTTCGAGAACCCAACCCAGCGGCGACGTCCGCAGCGCAAGTCGTCGCAGACCAGAGCAAATTGTCCCCTGTACCTTCGTCTCATCTTCACTCCTCTACAGCGTGACGTTGTGGTAGAGCCGTGCGTGACGAGCTGCGGAGCCCCACGCGTCACTCCAGGTTTGCGTCGTTGACATGACCACCTTGTACTCGACGATGCAGCAGTCACAGCGCATTCGCCAGACTACGCGAGTGTCGGAGCGCCAGCGCTGGTCATCTCGCCAGATCTTAATCTTTCCGCTCAACCAGATCACCCTCACGTCACGCTCGGGAAGCCAAACTCTCTCGCCGTTCCGCCAGACCCGGCGCCCTTGCGCGTAGGACACGATGGGGCGCGGGATCCGGTAGGTCGGCGCTAGTCTTTTGGGTCCTCCACGGCCGGAACGTCGGGAGGCGCGGTGTAGTCCATGTCCGCCGTCAGCGGGTGACCGTCGTCCCTGAACACGACCCGAACGCTCTCCGCGTCACGCATCACGTAGGTCAACCTCTCCCAGTCGAGCCGGTTCGGCCGACCCGTGTCGAGAGCGTCGCTGGTGATGCCGGACAGGTACCACTGCGTGTCCGTGGCCTTAACCGCGGCGTAGTGGAACACCGTATCGCTGTCAGCGTACACCTTGTCAAACGCAATGATGGTGCCGACCTCGAAGCGGTCGCCGGGGAAGCGCTCCAGCTCCGTCAGCTCCTGCTGCATGTTAGCGATCTGCGCCCGCAGAACGTTGACGCGACTCACGCGCGTAACTCGACTCGTCACTTCCTCACTCCTCTCAATCTCCTTGGCGTACTGACCGGCCAGCGCTGTGAAGGTCCGGCCGGTACCCAGGAACCCCTGGTTAATTCCTCCCGGTAAGACTCATTCCGGGACACGTCGTGCCGTTCCAGTGGTTAGGGGTGTGGCGGATGCGTCTTAGTGTTTTCACAGCGCAGCATCGCTACCCTGATGAATGGGGCATCGTTCATCCTGATCCAGTATCCTCTCTGCCCACTCGGTAGGCTCACGCGGGTCGACGCCAAAGCCTCGCAGCCAAGCGCACGTGCACCCAGCGACGCGCGCTTCGTAGCAGTCCTGACCCGGCTCCAGCTCGATTCCCACGATTAGATCCTACCATATGAGTGCAACCGATACGCCTCACGGTCAACCGGTTATCAGCTCACCCAGGCAAGCCACAGCGACAAACAGTACACCGATGATGACGGCGACGGTGAAGCACTTCCAGAACAGATTCACTCGTCAGCACCTCTCACACTTTCTAAAGCCGGCGTTCCACTCACTTTGGGCAACGGCGTGTCGACACATTCCGACGACGTAACCCTCACGCGGCCCGAACGCCTCCGAGACGAACGGTTCGCCGGGCGTGAAGTTGCGCGTGTATGACGTCTTCACTGCGTTCTCAGCCGTTCCGGGCATCGGGTCGACGGAGAGCGCAATGATTGGCTGGTTCCCCTCGAGCAATGCGTCGACGTCAGCCTGCCTGAACCGGCAGTGACCACCCGGCGTCCTAATCGCGCTGATCCGACCCGCCTTGGCCCAGCGCGTAACCGTCTTAGGATCCACTCGGAAGAGCGCGGCGACCTCGCCTGGGGTCAGCAGTTCCGACTTCGAGCCGTTCTTCATTCTCAACCGCCCTTCTCACTTCTCCGTCTGGCGCCATCCTAGCGCCCTCCGTCCAGTACCGGCCCGCTCCCTGCACCCACACCGAGTAGAAGTTCTCACGCTGGTCGAGCTTAATGTCGGTTGTAATGAAACCGGCGTTGAACTCGATCGCGTGCGTTGTGCCGTCATCGAGCTTCACGACAACACCAGCCCACTTAACTCTAGGACTACTCATCGATGTCCTCACCGCGTTTGATGAGCAGCACCTGCTCCTGCAGGGTAGTCGCCGCATTGATGTCAAGATGGTGAAGTGCCTCAGATTCCTTGCGCAGCTTGTCGCGGTAGTCCGCCAGCGCTAGGTCGAGCACTCGCAGCTCAATGTCAGTCAGGTCAATCAGCGACGCCTCAGGAATGCGCCGGAATCGAATCTTGGCCATCATTACTCTCCTCAAAGACTCACTTCTCACTTCTCACTTCTTTGGCCAGTAGAAGAAGGCACAGCAGCCGAGAATCGCCAGGATGATGACGACTCCGATCAACTGTCCAACCTTACGCGCCCACCACAAGTCATTCACGACGTAACCTTCTCCGTCTTCTCGCTGGTTCTTAGGCCTAGAGCCCTCGAGCCCTGTAGTCATCCACTGTCCAGTGATTCCCGCAGCCTGGACAGTAACCACAGATCCACACTAGGTAGCAGTCTGGGCACTCATCGCCGTCCGGCATTTCACTGACGTCAGAGTCGACACCAGGCGGGCACACAACTCCGCAGAACATGAGATTAGGTCTGCAGTCGCAGAAGATGTGATTACGCACAAGCTTAGCCAGCGCTGCGACCTGCTCACTTACGAGCTCATCACCGATCATCTACTCGTTCCTCACTAGTCTCGGCCGCCTCCAGCTCCAGCAGCTTCCTACTCATTATACCAAGCGCACGCTCACGAACGTCTTCACTAAGACCCAACTCCTCGAAGGTCAGCGACGTGGCTCTGAGCATGAGCTGCGCCTCCAGCTCGACCTGCCTAACCAGTCGCTCAGCGACGCCCGACTGGATCGCCATCTGGCTCACGCGCGCCAACTTGTCGTGCCACAGCTCAGACTGCTTAACCCAGTAGTGCATGTTCGTACCCTGTGCATCATGCGTGCGTCCCGCCTCCGAGATCGCGTTCTCGCTCGGCGGCTCGAGCTGCCTATCCACCTCAGCCTGCGCCAGCTTCTGCTCACAGAAGGCCACCTTGCCCGCCGCTATCTTCACCGCCGTCAGCAGCGCCTCCCAGGGCGTCACGTCCAGCGCCCGTGCGAACGCGTGCGCCACGATCCACGCTCCCTCCCTGTTGCCTCGCTCCGTGTTGCCGCCGTGTCGATAGCATAGCCCAACTCCCGCGTGCGACGTGCCGGACCCGGCGGGCACGTCGCACAGGTACCCGCGGTTCGGCCCCGACTCGATGAGCGCGAAGCACAGAGTGACGTCCGGGTTCCGCCGCAGCGCCTCACCTCGCTGCCCCTCGCCCGCCCACGTCAGAGTCTCCACGTCCACTACGAGTCCGTCCCCGAGCCACGTTCGCTCCTCCGCGACTCGCCGGGATTCAGCCACCTCCCAGGGCATCAGCTCGAACCTCGGCTCAGTCACCTTAAGCCTCCTCCGTTTCCGTTTCCGTTAGTTTCTTGTATGAGCCGAAAAACGCCGCAGATTGTCTGTGTTGTCCGTCTGAGTCCAGATCCCGTATCTACATAGTCGGTCTAGATGAGTCCAAACTCCGTATTGGCAATAGAATCTATATAACTGGAAACTGGAAACAAATATATCTCAATCTAAGCATCTAGAAACTCATTCATCGAGCTCAGCTGGCTCACACCTACTTATGATCCTACCTCTTCGACCGGAAACAGAACCGGAAACGCAACCGGAAACTTTCACCGATTTCGTCCGACCGGAAACTCACGTACTCACGCATTCGTCTCACTTAAGCTCATACTCGACGCCGACCGGCAACGGCTTGTTTCCGGTTTCGACGCCCGCTCCGAAGCCGCCGCGCCTCGGCTACGGGCCCTCGACGGCCGGCGAGTCGACCAGCAGCCGCACGCCGTGCCAGACCTTCGGCGTCTTTCCCGCGATGCGCATCGTGTCCCGCTTCAGGCCGCGCGCTCCGAGCTCACGGCCGAGCTTCGTGCTGCTCTGCACGTCCTTAAACCCGTTCTCGAGGCACCACCACCGGTACGACCCGTACAGCCTCGCGGACTCGCAGTACGAGTCGACGGCGCCGAGCTCGACGCAGTCGGCCAGCCACGAGCCGATCGTGTCCTCCTCGGCGCGGTACTCCCTGGTCGCGAGCGCGACGGCCTCCACGCCGCCGAGCTGCCCGAGCGTCCGCCAGTCCCGCAGGCCCGTCACGGCCCAGTTCAGTATGCCCGGCAGCTCGCTAGCGAGCACGTCCTCGTAGTCCAGGATCTTCGTGTCCGCGGTCAGCGCCGCCGTGAACGGCACGAGCTGCAGCCTGCGCCAGATGCCCTCGTCGTTGCCGCGGATCTCCGGCTTGTGGTTGCCCGAGATCCACAGCTTGAACTGCGGCGTGTACCTGAAGAAGTCCTGCCGCATGAACCGCGCCTTGATCTCGCGCCCGGTCATCATCTTGATCCGCTGCTCCGCGAGCTTCTTATCACGGTCGGTCTCGTCGCAAACGACCAGGCGCGCGCCGCGTAGGTCCGCCAGCTGGGTCGGGTGGCCGCCGGTGCCGGTCAGCAGGTTCTCGTCCCCGGTAGTCGCGTACGTCCCCATGAGAGTCTTAACGATGTCCAGGAACGTCGACTTACCGTTGTCCCCAGTTCCCCACAGAAAGAACAGCTTCTGCTCACCGGTCTGGCCCGTTAGGGTGTACCCGACCGCCCGGCGCAGCCACGCGGCCAGGTTCACGTCGCCCCTGGTAACGAACTCGACGTGCTTCTCCCACAGCGGGCAGGTAGCCCCGGCGTCGAAGGCTACGTCCGCCAGCCGGGTGTTTAGGTCCTCCGGCAGCGAGTCTCGGAGGAGCCCGGTGCGCAGGTCCAGCGTGCCGTTGCGCAGGACCAGCAGCCACGGGTCCGAGTCCAGGTGATCCGGCTTGATCGCGATGCCGGGCTCCGCCGCCGCCGAGTCGAGCATCGCGCGGCGCCGGGCCAGCGCCTGTGAGGTCTTAGCCCAGTTCTCCACGTGCTCCCGCCGGTCGCCCTCCAGGCGGCCCGCCTCCACGTACAGGTCCTCGATGACCACCCGGGTCAGGTTTAGCGCACGGTTCAGCTCGTCCGGCGCCCAGCGCGCGCCGTCCCACAGGTACCAGCGGCCCTCGCCGACGCAGAAGCGGACCGCCTCGCGCATGCGCTGCGCGAACCGCGAGCCGTTCCCCGTGTCCGTCGTGTGGAACGTCAGGTCCGGGCGCTCCAGGAGCTCGGCGGCGGTCGCTCCGCCCGCGCCTCCCCGAGCCGCGCCGTCGACCTCACCTCCTGGTATGATTACCGACGTTGCTCCCTCCGAGGATGTGACCATGCCGGACTCGGCACCAGCTGGCGACCATGCAGCTGGTGCCGCGTTCGCTTCTTCAGCCGAGCGCTCCGACCTCGGCGGGCGCCACGCCGGAATGTCCGAGACGTCCTCCGGCTGGACCTCATCCCAGACCCGCCTGAGCTTGTAGGCGCACGACTCCCAGGGAAACACGTCGCCCGGCGGGTGCTCCATGCGCAGCCACTCGTGACGCAGCGCCGCGGCCGCGTCCGCCCGGGTACTCCCGGCCCGCCGCAGTCGGAAGCACAGGTCGTTGATGAAGTAGTCCCGGTGCCCCGCTGGGCAGCCTCCGCCGTGAATGATCTGGTGAAAGTTATAGTCGTCCGGGACCGACGCCGCCGAGTCACCCACCTTACGAGAGGTGTAGCGGCCGCCCTTAACCGTCAGCAGCCAGCTCAGCAGGTTCCCGGTCGCCTCCGCCTCCGCGGCGTCCACGAGCGTGCTGTACTGCCCACCCGCCACGTGCGCCGACGGCGGAGCTAGGACGTAGCCGCCGTCCGCCTTGACGTCCACTCCCGGCAGGACCCTATTTCTACTCTTAACGCGCAGGTTCGGGTCGACGCGCAGCCACAGGTGCACGCCTCCCGACCCGGTCTGGATCCGCCGCGTCGGCGTTGGCAGGCTCGACCCGCCGGTCCACGACTCCCAGTCGTCCAGGACCTCCAGGCCCGCCGGGAGGTCCACCCTGGACGGCTTGGCCTCGGCGTCGATGACGACCAGTCCGCGACCCGTGGCCACGCCTAAGTTGAACGGCGCCCAGCCGTGCGGCTTGATCCCCGGCGGAGTGAACCACTGCCGAACGGTGTCTACGGCGAGCTCCGCGTCATTGTGCCCGTGTGGGACCAGTCGGCCGACGGGGTGCTTTCCCGCGTTCTCGCAGGTAGGTGAGCCGCAGGCGCAGCGCAGCTCGGTGACGAGCTCACCGCCCAGCTCCAGTCGGTGTGCCCGGACGCCCCAGATCGGGAACACGCGAACACCACGGCCGACCAGCGCCAGCGCGGACTCGAGAACTTGACCTCCCAGCTCCGCCGGGTCCCAGCCTACCTGTGGTAGATTAGACAAAGGTACGACCTCCTCGGTTGTGCCGCCCGTCGGGCGTCGGGTCCCCCCCGTAACCGGTGTCGACGGCGGCGCCCCGGGCTCGAGTTACTTGCTAGGTAGCTCGGTCCCGGGGCGCCTGGGTTCAGTTAGCCGGTCACAACTCGATTCTAAACCGAACCGCGGTCGCGTGATCAGCATCAGGAACCACACGCGCGACGGCGATCGGTTACCGTAGACCCGTAGGCGTTGACCTTGAGGCTAGGACAAGTGAGGTGAGAGAAGGTGACGAGTAAGTTGACCGTTCAGCCGAGTCTCGTGGAGCTCGAGGGCCGTAACGGCTCGCGACACGAGTTCACCGGCGCGCTGCTGGGATCAGGCAGCAGCCGCAGCGAGCACCACTCCGACCACCGCGGCGAGTCCGCACAGCGCGGCACCAAGTGCTCCGCATGCCGCTGGTTCGAGGTGGCCATCTACCGGCGAGAGCCCAATCGTCACAATCGCGGCGTCGCGGACTACGTCGTGCACACTGTCGGCAACACAACGGTGCACGGTGAACGTCGCCTCAGCCGCATTAAGTACACCCGCAGCGCGTTCGACGTCCTTGAGCTGCTGACGGTGCGACCCGTCGACCGCGACCCGTTCATCGCCGCGCAGTCGGCGCGCGCACTGGCGCAGGCCGCTCAGCTCGATGAAGACATTCGTGACGCGTACATCAACCGAGCGGTGGTGTAGCGATGCACGAGGCCATACTTGCCGCGGCGGTCGTTGGCGTGGCGCTAATCACCGGAGTCATCGTTGGACTGGTCGTGTACCTCGTGTTCATGCGTAGCCTCGGGGAGGACGACGGCTACCCACGGCTGCGCGCCGCTAGGACGCCGGCTCGTCGGTCGCCGTTCGCGCCGGAGCGCACCGAGTGATCCAGTACGGCTCTGGGCGCTACCGCCGCGGCGCGTCGCTGATCTGGTACGCCCGCGGCGCGGGTGGCCGGATCTGCGACCTTCCGCATAGGCACCTTGACATGATCGCTGAGGCGATCATTCACGCTCACCCGAAGTACGTAACGCGTCCCGTGCGTGAGCTGCTCGTCTCCGGTCGGTTCATCCGGTCACAGCACTGGCAGCTGCGCGGCGTTACTCTGGCGCAACTGCGAGAGCGGCAGCTACTGAACTCGTCGCGCGCCTACGCGATTCGGCGACACAAGATGATTACGATTATGTCGACAGCGCCGCCTACCGTGTGATAGTATTAGTCCTATCCTGAATACGCGGGCGGTCGCTGACGCCCTGGTCACGACCGCTCGTAGTCAGGTAGCAGCGCGGGTTGGGGAAGCTCGGAGTTCCCGCGGGCCTCATAAGCCCGAGATCACTGGTTCGAATCCAGTACCCGCGTCGAGGGGACCCCCGGCTGTGGAGATGCCAGGATAACAAGGGGGATAGTGAGCTCGAGCGGAACAGACCGGTCACACCGGCGTCCCCCCGCTCAAGATAAGTGAGAAGTGAGGTGATGAGCTGTGCCGCAGCTCGACGTAAGTCTCGTACTCCAGGTCAATGAGTATCGAGCTCTTCTTGAGGTCGCGATGTCCAACGCCGCGGACGCCGACGCGCGAGTTGTCTTTCACAGGCGCCGGATCCGGCGCTACTGCATTCGGCAGCACTACTCCGAGAACGCCATGCGCGACAAGTTCAAGTTGGACTACGACTTGAGTGACGCTCTGGACTCATACCGCTACTGGTGTAGCGAGGTCCAGCGGTACGCGTCCGCGATTCAGGCGCTCGCCGCCGTCTACCAGGTAAAATCTTCTAGTGAAAGAGAGTAGTGAAAAGTGAGTAACCAGGACTGGCAGAACAACTTCATTAAGCGCTGTGAAGGTGTCGACTGGCGCGTCGAGCTCTCGGCGTCGAACCACTACAAGGTCTACTCGGCCGAGCGTGGCTTTCTGTTCTCCTTCTCGAAGACGCCGGGCGACAAGCGAGCCATGCTCAACGCGGTCTCCGCCGCGAAGAAGCACGGCATCGAGCAGCTGGAGACGCAGGTGAAGCTGCAGCGTGAGCGTGAGCGACTGGTCCGAATCGAGAAGGACCGCGAGACCAACGGCTTCGTTGTAAGTGACGTGACGACGGAGGCCGACCTTAAGCCAGCCGCAGCCGTCGAGCAGCCCAACCTCGGCTTCGTCAACGGCGTTCAGATCATCGCCATCGCGCCGGCAAAGATTAAGACTCCCGTGATGACAGAGCCGCGTCCGCTGGCGGACGCCGAGGAGCTCATGCTGGCCGATGAGTCGGTGGTGTACCGCTGCCGCAAGCCTGCGGCGACGACTAACCACCCCGAGCTGGAGGGCATCTGTGAGCGAACGTTTCCAGTCGTCGGCAGCCTGCAGGCGCACATCACGTACCACAGTCGTAAGACCATGCCGTCGGTGACGATAGCCAACCAGACCCGGCTCGCCCGGGCAAGCTCGAAGGAGACTCCCGAGGTGCCCACCACGAAGACCAAGGCCGAGAAGGTGACCAACGCTAACTCACCCACCGAGCTCGGCAAGCGCATCGACGCGGCGCTCGACGCCGTCGGACTGCTCGCTGCGGCGGCAACATCGATCAAGGCCGAGCTGACTGACCTCAAGACGGACCTCGACAAGATTCAGATCGCGGACCCCGCGACGGTCCAGAAGGCCGCACAGTTCGACAACCTCAAGGCCATGCTGAGCTAGTTTTATACCTACGGCTCGGGACGCCCCAGCTCAGCGTCCCGAGCCGCCGTTCCTTCCTAATCTACTTTGAAGTTGGAGAATGACAAGTGACCGTTGAGATCATCGAGGCCGCCCCGGACGCTGACGTCCCGGGCGGTTCCTCATTTCTAGCCGACGCACTGACACACGACGATGAGGTCGACAGCGACGCGACGCAGGTACTCCAGAGCGTCGCGTGGCCAATGGACCCGGAACTCGAGCCTAATCCTCCACGTAGGTCGTGGTACCGTCGCGCCCTCGGCGTTCTGCGTCGAGCTCTGGCGTGCGTTCGAGAGTCTGTCGGCCGGTTGACCAGCGGCATCGACGTCGCTACCCGGCGTTGGGTCTACGCCGGTCGGCACCACATCGTCAAGCCCGTAGGCCACCGGGTTCGCACGACCCCGCTCGGACGTGACCGGTCCACCTCCGAGTACAGCCGCGCCGTCCAGCGGCGCACCCGCGAGGCCGCCGACCAGGAGGGTGACTTAGCCGACTACTTCCGACCCGGCGACACGTTCGTCGACTGGTGGACCGCGACGCACGAGTCGCTCCGCCGGGCGCAGTTCAACCGCAAGTATCTACCGGCGCACGGTGAGTGGCTATGCTCATAATCCTCGAGGGGCCGGACGGCGTCGGTAAGACGACGCTGGCCGAGAAGCTGCGTTCACTGATTCTCAAGGTCGATCCACGGAGCACGGTGTGCGTGCTGCGCAAGGGTCCGCCGACGTCTCATCCACTGGATGAGTACCTCACGCCGCTGCTCAACTACCGGCCGAACCAGGGACTTCACCTGATCCTCGACCGTTGGCACATCGGCGAGTGGGTATACCCACGCCTCAGCTACCGCAACTCTCAACTCGATAACGCGGTGTACTGGTACCTCAACCAGTGGATTCGCCGACTCGGCGGCCTACTGGTGTACTGCCACACCGACGCGGCGCGCGCCGAGCAGATCTACCGTGAGAGAAGCTCAACCCACTACTTCGAGCAACCCGGCGTGTACGAGAAGGCTGAGCTGCTGTTCACCCAGGCGTTGAACTTGGCCGAGCTTCCGCAGGTGACCTACGACTGGGACGATCCCGAGGTCGTCGACCCGGCGAACATCGTGCGCACGGCACAGACTCGCGACGACTACATGACGCACCTTAACGACTTCGTGACATATGTCGGTCGACGTCGTCCCGAGTACCTACTGGTTGGTGAGGTGCGACACGGCCTCGACGTCCAGGCGCAGCAGTCGTTCTCAACCGATCCACGTCCGGCGTTCATGCCCTACCGAGCGACGTCGGGCCACTGGCTCATAAGTTCACTTCTCACCAGTGAGAGGTTGCGCCAGTCGGCGGGACTGGCCAACGCGTGTGACGTCGACGACGTACACGCCCTGTGGTACCTCCTGGACAAGCCTAAGGTAGTCGCACTGGGTCGCAGCGCAGCCAAGGAACTTGGTAGGATCGGCGACATACCGTTTGGGATCACGCCGCACCCGCAGTTTGGCCGACGCTTTCACTACCGAGATCAGGCGTCATACGCGGATACGATCTTTCGCGCACTCGAGAATCAGGAGGACCACTCTAAGTGGCGAGGCTCATTGAAGGACGCTACGGCTGTGACATCTACGGCGAGGTCATTGAGACCGTTAGGCGCTTCGGTAGACGGCAAGACTCCCGCAACGGAGTAGTCTACGACCTATCCGACATCACAATTTCTCTCGAGTCGCCGCTGAACGCGCTGCCCGTCGGCTGCGGACGTAACCTCAACCCGCGTATCGCCGCGGCGGAGGCTCTTCAGCTAATCGGCGGCTTCACCGAGCCTGAGTGGTTGTGCCGCATCGCGCCGCAATTCAGTAGATTTCGCGAGGATATCGTCATCGGAAGCAGCAAGTCGCCTTGGTTTCACGGCTCATACGGCATGAGAATCAGTACGAGTAACCAGCTCGAGGTTGCTTACCGACGCCTGTACTCGACTCCAGAGACTCGACAGGCGGTCGTGACGCTGTGGGACCCTAAGATGGACACCGAGGAGGATCACCTCGACTACCCGTGCACCGTCGCGCTCAACTTTAGGTTGAGTGGCACGCACTATCGGCAGCACGATCGCCTCAACATGCAGGTACTGATGCGATCAAACGACGTGTGGCTCGGTCTTCCCTACGATCTGTTCCAGTTCACGCAACTTCAGTTGACGATGTGCAATGTACTTGGCGTTCAGCCCGGCACGTACACACACACAGCGTGGTCGATGCACCTCTACCTCACCGACCTCGAAAAGTCATATGACGTGACCGATACACTCAACACTCCTAAGCTAATGCCGCACGTTCGTGGCTTCGGCGGGCGTGGCGAACACTTCATTGAGGCACGTGATCGTGCACGTCACACAGCTCTTCGTGTTATAGAAGATCCGACCGAAAGTGAGAAGTGGTATCTTGACACCCTCAAGGACTTTCCCATTAATCCATCCTCGGTCGACGTGGCACCAGACCCGGATCGCGATGGCGCGGGAGCTGGCGAAGCGCAGTCTGTGTGACCGCGACCAGGTCGGCTGCATCATTACCGACGCCAACAACAAGGTCATCGGCGAGGGCTACAACGGTCCGCCGCGCGGCTTCTGGCACGGCAACGCGTCGTGCTCAAGCTGGTGTCAACGCACCGTGAACGCGATGATCGACTCGGATCAGGGGATGTACGCCGACTACTCGGACTGCCCCGCGCTCCACGCGGAGGCCAACGCCTTGATGATGTCGGATCGAACGCTACGTGCCGGCGGTACGATCTACGTCACCAGTAACGTCTGCATCGGCTGCGCGAAGCTCATCGCCAACTCAGGTCTTGCGTCTGTAGTCGTCGAAACCGAGTCGGCCGCGGAGCACCGCAACCCCAGTAAGTCATACGAGTTCTTAGTTGGCTGCGGACTCAACGTGCGCGTTAACTCCGTGGACTTAAGTAGGAAGGCAACACAGGAGTGAGCGTACTTAGCAGCTGTAAACTGCACCTCATCGAGTCGTTCGACGAGGCGCAGGCGTTCATGGACTGGTTTGGCAACCTCGACGCCGAGGCCGCGGTCGGGGTCGACACGGAGACCACCGGCTTTAAGTGGCACGGCAGTGATCACGTACGCATGGTGCAGGTCGGCGACGGTATACACGGCTGGGCGATGCAGTGGGACCGCTGGTCGGGTCTGTTCGCCGCGGCCATGAAGCTGCACGAGGGTCCGATCGACATGATGAACGCTAAGTTCGACTACCCATTCCTGCGTAAGGGTGGAGTTCTTTTGCCCAAGTCGCAGATTCGCGACGTCGGCGTCATGGCGCACATCCTCGAGCCGCACATGTCACGCGCGCTTAAGAACCAGGCGAAGCGGCACATCGACCCGCAGGCGAACGCGCTGCAGTGGCGACTCGACGAGGCCATCGGCGCGCACGGCGGCTGGAGTTGGGCCACCGTGCCGTGCGACTTCGAGCCGTACTGGTCATACGCCGCCCTCGACCCGGTGCTCACGTACCTCCTCAGCGAGCATCACCTGCCGACGATCCAGGAGCAGGCGCCCTACGCCTACGAGCTGGAGAACGCCTTCCAGTGGGTCGCCCTCAACATGGAGACGCTCGGCGTGCCGGTCGACGTCGAGTACGCACAGCTTCACTACGATAAGTTCATGCGCTACTGCGAGGAGGTCGAGGACTGGTGTAAGCGCGAGTACGGCATCAAGCCGGGCAGTAACGCGGCGGTGATAGAGGTGCTGTCGCGTGCTGGATTCGTGTTCTCGAAGGCTACGGCGTCCGGCGCAGTTTCGCTGGACAAGGAGGTCCTGGGGGGCATTGAACACCCGCTCGCGAAGGCCGTCCTCCAGCGTCGACAGCTCCAGAAGATCGCGTCGACTTACCTGCGGTTCTACGTCGAGCACGTCGACTCCGACGGCCGGATTCACCCGTCGATCAACACGCTCGGCGCTCGCACGAGTCGGATGTCGATGTCCGAGCCCAACTTCCAGAACCTGCCTGTGCGTGGTGGCAACCCAGGTATTAAGGTCGTCCGCAACTGCGTGCGCTCACGTGACGGCTACACGCTTGTGTTCGCCGACTTCGACCAGATCGAGATGCGCGGCCTCGCTATCATGTCGCAGGACCCGGGTCTCATCGCGGCGTTCAACCTGCCCGATGACTTCTTCGTCACCATCGCTCGCAACCTGTACGGCGACACGACGCTGGAGAAGTCCGACCCGCGGCGGCAGCCGACTAAGAACGGTATGTACGCGAAGATCTACGGTGCGGGCATTCAGAAGCAGGCGGTGACCGCGGGCGTCTCCTATGACGTCATGCGCTTCATCAACGACTCGCTGAACCTAGCCTACCCAGGCGTCGAGCGCTTCGCCAGCTACACGCTCGCCGAGGCGCTGAGCCGCGCCAGCGGCGACAGCCTCGGGTACACGACGTGTCCCCTGACCGGCCGCAGGCACTACGCGGAGCGTGGCAAGGAGTACGCGCTGGTGAACTACAAGATTCAGGGGTGGGCCGCCGCGCTGTTCAAGCAGAAGCTCCTCGAGGCGGACGCCGCGGGTCTTGACCCATACATGATCATTCCGGTTCACGACGAGATCATTCTCGAGGTACCGGACGAGGACGTTCGGGACGTCGTTCACACACTCCACAAGGTCATGAACGACGACAAGACGTACCCCGTGCCGATCTCTGCCAGCGTCGCCACGGGCAAGCGCTGGGGCGAGAAGAAGGAGTGGGAAGAGTGAGTAGTAGAGCTACGTGGGTTAACATCATTCAACGCGAGCTCGTCAAGCACAAGAACGTGATGGCAGTCGCCGTCACGCTGCGCTCTAGCGTTCGGTTCAGCGGCAAGGTAACTGACGCTCCTGAGACGTCGGTCCTTACGCTCTACCGCGCAGTCACCGGCATCGACCGAGCCACGTACGTCGACCTCGACGAAGTCGCTGCGATCGAGGTGCTCTAGTGGCTTCACTCTGGAAAGTCAGCCGCAGCGACAGCTACCTAGGACCGTTTGCTGAGCTAGCTGATGACGTAACAGGCGAGTACTCACTAACCGTGGCAGACGGCGCTGAGGGTGCACATATTACAGTAAGTCGTGAAGAACTGCTTGACCTAGCGTACAAGATCTATGAGGAACTTAGATGAATCTTAAGTACTGGTGGCGCATTATTACTCGTCGTGAGACCCCGATAGAGAAGGCGCGACGTGCGTCGCGCAGCGCACAGCGTATCAGCCGTCAGCTTGGGAAGCGACCCTTCAGCGATCAGGACACAAATGATCCTCATTGGCGTTGACCCAGGTAAAATCACGGGCATCGCCGTGTGGTGGTCACCCGACTTCTGGGAGGCAGAGAACGGTAAGAAACCCCTGGACACCGCAGAGGTTGAAGCTTCAGCAGTTGCACGTGTGCTGCGCCGCATGCTCGACGGCGAGCGGCCTACACTTATGGCCGTGGAGCGATACGTCCAGGGACAGAAGAAGACGCACCAGCCCGAGGCGCATCAGGTCATCGGCGTCGTCCGGTCACTGGCCGATGAGCTCGTGGTCCGCTGCGTGTACCAGAACCCGGGCTCGGCGAAGAAGATCGGCACCACGGCGAGACTTAAGAAACTCGGCTATCACGTTCCCACCAAGGACAACCACGCCAACTCAGCGACCGCGCACATGCTACTGCTGATGGCGACGTTCCACCCAACTGTGTATGCAGAACTCGTGGGAATTTGATAGAATCTTAGTGACAAGTGAGGAGTGAGGTGTGCCACACGCTGACATTGTGAGTATGGAGTCGAGCAAGATAGTCGTACAGACTCACTGGAATGAACGTGAACTCGTTAAACAGATACCTGGCGCGGGCTGGGACAACGACGCGAAGGTCTGGACGGTTCCGCTAACGTGGCCCGCTTGCATTCAGCTTCGCGGCATCTTCGGCCAGCAGCTGACGATCGGGCAGCTTCTGCAGCACTGGGCCTACGTGGAGCGCGAACGCCGAGTCGATAAGGCCCTCGCGCTGCGCAACCTAACCGAGGCGCCGATGCCGCCGTCTGATGACCGACTTCGGCTGTTCCAGCGTGCAGGCGTCAACTTCATGTACGTTGGCGAGTCGATCGTGCTGGGCGACGACATGGGATCAGGTAAAACAATTCAGGCCCTCGAGTTGCTTCGGTTCATCGAGTCCCTCGCTGAGGAGTCGCTGCCGGCTCTGGTCGTCTGCCCCAACTCGATGAAGTTTACGTGGGCACTGGAGGCCGGAATCTGGTGTAAGGCGGCCAAGCCCTACGTCGTGGACGGCGGATTGGTGACTAGGCGGAAGATTCTCCAGGAAGCGCAGGCTGACCCCAAGGCGCTCATCATCATTAACTACGAGGGTCTTCGCAGCCACTCACGGCTCACGGGATTCGGCTCCGAGCGGCTGCGTCGCTGTGAGCCCTGCGGCGGTTCAGCGACCACGAAGTACACGGCGTGTGAGGTCCACAACAAGGAGCTCAACGTCATACCACTTAAGACGGTGATCCTCGACGAGGCGCACAAGATTAAGGATCCGCACGCGAAGCAGACCCGCGCCGCGTGGGCTGTCGGCCAGACCGACACGGTCACGCGACGCTACGCCCTCACCGGCACAGTCATCGCCAACGACCCGTCGGACGCCTGGTCCATCTTCCACTTCATCGCCCCGCGGGAGCATCCCACGAAGACGAAGTACGTCGACCGCTACTGCCTCCAGTCGTGGAACGCCTACGGCGGCCTCGATGTCAAAGGTCTCCACCCGGCAACGCGCGACGAGTTCTACCGGCTCATCGACCCGCGGTTTCGTCGGATGCCCAAAGCACTAGTGCTGGCGCAACTGCCGCCGAAGATTCACTCGGTACGACACGTCGAGCTGACGCCGAAGCAGCTTAAGGCCTACCGCGACATCGACGCGGAGCTCGTCACACGGCTGCCGGACGGCAGCATCATGGTGGCGGCCAACGACCTCGTGGCGCAGACCCGACTTCTCCAGTTCGCCAGCGCCACAATGGAGTCGACGCCCGATGGGTTCCGCATGTGCGATCCGTCCAGTAAGGTCGACGCGCTGGTGGACATCCTCGAGGAGCGTGACGGTAAGCCAACGCTCGTATCTGCGATGCACGTGCAGCTCATCAACCTCGCGGCTTCGCGGCTGACGAAGCTTAAGATTCCGTACGGTCTCATCACCGGGCAGCAGCAGAACTTCGAGCGTGAGGTCGCGCTTCGAGCCTTCCAGGACGGTAAGCTTCCCGTTCTTATGTTCACGCTCGCTGCCGGCGGCAGCGGCCTGACGATGACGGCGGCCGACACGCAGGTTCGACTCCAGCGATCGTGGTCACTCATCGACAACCTACAGGGTGCCGATCGTAACCACCGCATCGGGTCGGAGATCCACGAGTCGATCCACTACATCGACGTCGTTGCACAGGACACGGTGGAGGAGGACCAGGTCGAGCGGCTGTGGGAGAAGGCCGAGCGGCTTGAGGAGATCAACCGAGACCGCGCGCGGCTGCAGCTCGACCGACAGTCAACCGACGAGCTCGACGTCGAGGCGGCACGCATCGAGAGCATGCCTATGATGGAGGCACTGTGACTGTAGTGGATGGAGTTCGCCTCCTCTCCAACTCCGAGGTGCAGACGTTCAAGGACTGTCCGCGTAAGTGGTGGCTCGCCTGGCACCGCGGCCTGAAGCCTAAGCGTCGGTCTGTGATCGGACCGCGCTCCACGGGGCAGCGTGAGCACGCTGCGCTAGCGGCGCTGTACACGCCGGGTGGGGTGCCCCAGGACGCCTGGCGCGTCCTCAGTGAGGTGCACACCGAGGATGAGCAGCGCCTGAATGAGTACGTCGCGGCGCTCGAGTTCGGCGAGAACCCGGGAGGTGGCGCCGACGAGCTTCGCAGGAAGCTCGTCAGCGACTTTGACCTAGAGCGCGCCATGCTCGAGGGCTACCTCGAGTGGCTCGTCGAGACCGGCGTCGACTCACAGCTCGAGGTCATCTCCGCAGAGCAGCGGGTGGAGGTACCGTTCACGACGCTCAACGGGCAGCAAGTCAACCTCATCGCGAAGATCGACGCTCGCGTGCGCAACCTACTGACCGGCGGCCTCAAGTTCATTGATCACAAGACCGTCGGGTCGCTACTCGACCCGGTTCTCGGACTCAACCAGCAGATGCTCCACTATCACGTCATCGAGGATCTACTGACGCAACCTAGGCAGCCGCGCTGCGAGGGCGCGCTATACAACATGCTTCGTAAGGTTAAGCGCACCCGCGCCTCGAAGCCGCCGTACTTCGGCCGGACGCCGATTGATCACAACAGGCACGAGCTGAGCGCCTATAGGCTGCAGCTTCTCGGCGTCATTGACAAGATTACATTAGCTGAGCAGTTCCTCAACTCCGCGGTGCCTCACCAGCGTGCGGTGCCTGCTCGGCCGTCGCGCGACTGCTCGTGGAAGTGCGACTTCTTTAAGATCTGCCGCATGTTCGACGACGGCTCTCGCGTCGAGGCCGCGATCGAGGATCACTACGTTGCTGGCAATCCGCTGGCGTACTACGACGACAGGGAGACGGATGAATCGAGTAGTTGACACGGACAACGTCGCGTCATTCCTCATCTTCTCCAACTCGAAGGAGGGTAAGTCGACGCTGGCCAGCACGGCGCCGCTACCGCTTCTCGTGCTGGACGCGGAGGGAAGTTGGAAGTTCATCGATGAGGTCGGCTACAAGTCTGGGGTGCCGCTGCGTAAGAAGGCGTGGAACCCGATGCTCGAGCCGATCCCGCGGTACGACGGCACGTGGGACGTCGTGCGCGTTCACGTCGACTCGTGGCAGACCATGCAGCAGGTCTACCGTCACCTCACGCAGGTGGAGCACGACTTCGTCACCATCGTGCTGGACTCGGTAACCGAGCTCCAGCGGCGCTGCAAGGCGAACATCCGCACCACCAGTCCGCAGATGGACCAGCAGCGCTGGGGTCAGCTGCTGGACGAGATGGACGGCGTCATCCGCGGGTTCCGCGACCTGACGCTGCTCAGCAACACGATTCGCTGCGTCGTCTTCGTGTCAGAGATGGCTATGAAGGACGGCCAGTTCCGGCCCTACATGCAGGGTCAGATTCGTGACACCATGCCGTACTGGGTCGACGCCTGCGGCTGCCTCTTCACCGAGCTCCGCCCGAACGGCGACCAGCAGGTTAAGGTGAAGAGGCTGCTCATCGGCGCCGGCGTCAGCGCGGCGCACGTTGTCGGCGAACGCTTCCAGGGGCGGCTGCCCGACATCGTGGACAACCCGAACATCACCGAAATGATGAACGCAATCTATCCAGGCACGAACGGTAGCAAGGAGAGCAAGTGAGCGAAATCGACTGGGCATCACTACACAAGGACGCGACAACCACGCTGACCGGCGACTTTCCCGTCGTCATCGTGGAGGCCACCGCGCAGAAGACCAGTAACGGCGACAAGGACATGATCAAGTACAAGGCCAAGGTCGAGTCCGGCCAGTACGCGGGTCGACCGCTGTGGGGTAACTTCACCATCTCCCCCGAATCCCCGGGAGCCATGCGGATCCTGTTCTCGCACTGGGCCGCGCTCGGCATCGACGGCGCCTTCTTCCAGGCCAACCCGCAGGCCCCCGTGGCCGTGATCGCGCAGGCGCTGGTGGGTCGCAAGGCAATCGTCACCATCGGCACGCGCCAGTGGAACGGCGCCGACCGCGAGGAGATTCAGGCGTGGAAGCCGCCGGCGATCGGTCAAGCTGCAGGTGTCATTGGTGGTCTGCCGGGGCTTCCCAGCGGTATTCCCAACGCGGGCGGTAATCTCGGCTTGCCGATCGCTACGCCGCCCGCAGCCACCGGTAAAGGCGTGCCTCCGATGCGCATGGCCTCCGTTCCGGAGGCCGGCGCCGTCGCCACCGAGCCGGCGGTCGCCGAGAACGGTGAGGCTCCGCCCCAGCTTCCGTTCTAGGAAGTACAACTAACGACGATCATATGGTAGAGTGGTGGATGTGAGACATCCACCACTCTCATCCTAAGTGAGGAGTGAACTTTGAGAAAGCGAGTCGGCTACGCGAAGCTCGGCCGGTCGATGCCCCTAGCGCTCGAGAACTGCGGCAGCCTCGGCGGCGACGTCGAGATGGTGCCCACACTGAAGCTGCTGGCGGAGCGTCACCCAGACGTGGACTTCATCCTGATCGGCCGGAACTCGGGTGAGCTGCCCGAGGACGTCGGTCTGCCGAGCAACGTGCTCAACCCGTGGCGAGTCTGGAAGCCGATCATTCGGCGTGAGCTTCAACGTGCGGGCCTGAACTACTCGAACCTGACGATCCCCGACCACCGTGAGGTTACCGCGCTGATTCACAAGTACACCTGGGAGGAGTTCAGCCTCCTCGATGAAATGATCATGTGGCTTGGCCAACACGGCACCACGAACACACCTCTGCCGTCCGTCAGCGATCGTCAAAAGCTCACCAAGCCCTACGACTGGGCGACGCTGTATGGCTCGTACCTGCTGCAGGGAATCAACGCCTGGCGCGACGTCGACCCACTTAACCGCGAGGAAGTGCTGCTCAACGCGGACGTTCGCAACTACGTCAAGTACCGCGACAGTAAGTGGCCGTGGCAGCATCCTGTACTGGCACAGTACACGTACACAAACAATGTGAAGCACGAGAGGTACGGCGCCGACACAGACATGTTCCTAGAGTTCTCACAGCGCCCAGTGTCAGACAGTGTGAACTGGATCGAGAACGGCGCGATCTGGACGTCGCGAGTCCAGAACGTCTACTCACGCCTAGAGATCTCGTCGCTGATTCCCGGCACGCCGTTCGGCGACACGATCAAGTTCAACGGCGACTTCAACCGGCCGCACGACTTCGGCATCGTCGTCAACGAAACGCGGCGTGAGGTCAGCGAGGCGAAGGCACGCCGCACGGTGCTGCGCGACTGGGTGCTGCCGATTGACAACATTGGGTTCATTCACGGTAAGTGGTCGCAGCGCTCGCTGGACGAGCTAGGCGTCGACATCAATCCGGTGCCGCAGCTCGAGTACATCCCGAAGCTGCAGACCGCGCGGTGCACCTTCACGACACCGGCCAGCGGCTCGGGCTGGGCGACCGCGAAGCCGTGGGAGGCGTTCGCCGCGGGAGTGGTGTGCTTCTTCCACCCAGACTACGATGACCAGAACAACATCCTCGGTGACATGCGCAACCGGGAGGTCGCCGACTGGCTTCGCTGCGAGAGTCCGCAGCAGCTCGCGGATCGAATCAGGTACACGTGCTACAACCGTGAGGTCTGGGAGTGGCTCGTCGACGAGCAGCGTGAGCACTTCAACAAGGCGGTCGAAGAGAAGACGTACCTTAAGATGATCGAGGAGAGGTTAGACCTGCCGTGAGAGGTTCATCAGGCGCACGGTTCATTGACAGTTCTCCCGTTATGATCACTAAGCAAGACACGGCCGTTACCGGTCGACGTGTACGCGACCAGGGGATCTGGCTCCAGCAGCTGAACGAGTCGTCCGTGCTTCCTGTAGTCTTCGCGGTGCACCAGAATCGCTACGACATGGAGCGACTCGACGTCGGCACCATTCCCACCACGTGGGAGCAGACGTTCGAACTCTGCAGCGACATCATCGCTGAGTTGGAGACTCACCTGTGGTACAAGAACTTCAAGGGACGCGTGCCGCACCTCATGGAGTTCGACCGTGGTGAGCACAACGGCTACATCATCGACCTCCTGACGGACGTCGGGCTGCGCAGCTACCGCCGAAAGCTTCACCAGTTCGTTGGGAACGTCGACTGGTTCGGCTACAAGACGCCGCGGGTGGCGCGTACGCACGGCGACTGCATCATCGACAACGTCGCCTGGCGGCGCACCGAGTCAGAACTTAACAAGCTGGTGCTGCTCGACCCGATTCCTGCGACGTCGGCGCTACCCGACCTCGCCTGCGTCGACGTCGGCCGCGTCATCCAGTCCGCCGCTGGCTACGAGGTGACGCGCTACTTCGAGGACACGCGGCCGCTGCTCGGCATTCCACTCGATCAGCGTGTTGACGACGTCCTTAACGGCTGGCTAAGTGATGAGTTCTGTCTCAACGAGGTACGCGCGTCGCTTCACTTCAGCATCATTCACATGCTGCGCGGACTACGCACGGCGCAGCGCGTCGCACCTAAGAGCTGTAAAGCTCTCGAGCTACTAGTCGATCAACTTGTGGAGGTTACAGAGACGTGGATGCAGTAATCCTCGCCGGCGGCAGGGGACAGCGCGTCGCCGGCATTACCAAGCTGTTTCACAAGCCGCTGCTCGAGATCGAGGGTGAGCCTCTGCTCCTGCGCGCCGTTCGGCAGGCACGTAGCCTCGGCGTCGAGGTACCCGTAGTCGTTACGTCGCCAGCCATCGCCACGCTGGTAGCGCAGGTCCTCGGCGACGTACCCGCTAACCTGATCATCCAGCGTGAGCCGCTTGGACCGGGCGACGCTCTTCGGGTCGGCCTGCAGGTGCGCAACCGCAGCGTCGGCAGCTACCGCGTTCTCGTGCTGCTGAGCGACAACTACACCAGCGACGCCGACCTCACCGCGGTCTGTTCGTACGAGGTCGCCGTCGGCGTGCACACCACCCCGCGAGCCGAGGCGCAGCGATTCACATGGTACGACCCCGACCGCGACACGTGGATCGAGAAGCAGACCATTCCCGACGGCTCACCCGTGGAGTGCTGGGTCGGACCGTTCGTGGGTTGGCGTAGTAAGATGGAACGCGTTATGAGTCGTGTGTGTGAAACTCGTAAGCTCAACGGCGGTGAGGCCCTCATCGGCCCGTACCTCGGAGAAATGACCAACGAGACGCGCACGGTTCGGGTTGAGGTCGACTCGATCGACGTCGGTACCGTCGAGTCTTACCAAGCAGTGAAGGAGCGAGTAGGTGACTCAAGTATTGCCGTCGGACGATCCCACTGACGAGGCACTCAAGGGACACATCGAGGGAAACCCGTGGCCGTGCGCCGTCATGGTGTTGATCGTCTGTCTAACGTTCCTCGGCATATGCCTGGGGGGCGTCTACATGGTTGTGAATTTGAGGCAGTAATGAACGCTATGGACACGTTCTCGCGCATGCTGAAGCTGCAGGAGCAGCTTCAAACCGAGTCATTCGGGTACAACTTTCAGCAGATGCTGGCGTCCGAGCGCATCCAGTACGTCAAGGACATGAAGTTAGCCCTAGAGGCGGAGCTTCAGGAGGCGCTGGACGAGACGTGGTGGAAGCCGTGGACTAAGCCACGAGGTTCGTGGGTTAACCGTGAGGCCTACTTCGGCGAGCTGGTGGACGTACTCCACTTCTGGATGAACATGATCCTGGTGCTCGGCGACGACCCGGAGGAACTCGCCAGTGAGATTTTCACGCGCTACTGCCTGAAGAATCACATTAACGAGCGGCGCCAGCGTGAAGGCTACGACGGCGTCTCGACGAAGTGTGGCGGCTGCGGCCGTGCGCTAGACGACACAGCGGTCGCGTGTCGCCGTGTCGGCGATCAAGGGTGGTGCGCGTCTCGCAATGCAGACATCAACTATATCGGTGACGGCGCGAGTCGAGACGCAAAAGCTGAGTTGAAGCCAATTAAGCCGGTGATCTGTGAGCACTGCCGCTACACGATCAACGAGCACGGCTGTGTTCCAGCGACGATCGAACGGTGGGGTCACTGCGGCGCCGACCAGCGGCAGCTGCCGCCGATCAAGCCACACGCGATACAGTAGCATCGTGACGTATACCGCTATCGACTGTCAGGGATTCGCCGGAGGCTTCACGCTAGGAGTAGCGCAGGCTGGCTTTAAGCTGGTGGCTAAGCGTGAGATGAAGGGTGGCTTCGGGGTTCGAAACTGCGAGGTCAACCGGCACCTCCTCGGCGACTCGTGGACAGTCGAGGCGGTCAACCCGGAGGCGTGGTCCGTGCCGCTCGGCGGCGCGGACCTCGTCTTTGGCAACCCACCCTGCTCAGGATTTAGCGTGCTCTCTACGAAGAGCTTTCGCGGCACCGACTCGAAGATCAACGCCTGCATGTGGGCCTTCGCCGAGTACGCGGCGCGGGTTCGTCCAGCGGTCGCCGTCTTCGAGTCGGTGCAGCTCGCGTTTACCCAGGGACGATCGCTGATGCAGGACCTGCGGACACGCGTCGAGGAGTTGACCGGTGAACAGTGGGAGCTCTGTCACGTGCTCCACAACGCCTACTCGGTCGGCGGACCGGCGATGCGTAAGCGCTACTTCTGGGTCATCAGTCGGATTCCGTTCGGCGTCGAGGTGCCGAGGTTTGACCGCTACCCCGTGCTCACCGACGTCATCGGCGACCTCGAGTTTCAGCCCGAGGCGTGGGAGGCACGACCGTACCGCGATGACGCTACGTGGTACTCAGCGCAGTTGAGGAATGTGTTCACGGGACGTGTGGACGGTCACATCTCGATCGATAACCCGAACACACGACGCACACGATCACTTCTCGCAGCGGTTGAGTGGAATCCCGGCGAGCACGCGCAGGTCGTGACTCGGCGCTACTTCGACGAGCACGGCGATCTTCCACCCGGGTGGGAGCACCTCGTGGATAAGCTGAAGGGGCAGGACTTCTTTCAGGGATTCAACACTCCCACGATGTGGCGGCCCAGCGAGTGGGCACGCGTCATCACGGGCGCCGGTATGCTCAACGGCGTTCACTGGTCCCAGCAGCGCACATTTACGCACCGTGAGACGGCGCGAATCCTCGGGTTTCCGGACTCGTGGCTGATCGACCCGCTGCGCGGCGCACCTAACCTATTCCTCACCTGGGGTAAGGGCATCACGGTTCACTGCGGCCGGTGGATCGCAGAGTGGGTCAAGCGTGCGCTGGACGGTAGACCCGGAACGCACGTCGGTGAGGTCATCGGTGAACGTGAACATCGCATTGACGTAACAAACGCCTGGCGAGTGAACTGTGGTACAGTTAGCTCGACTACGATAATCAACCGGAAGGTGAGCACCATGACCGAAGCAGCCGTGGAAGAGGCTGTCGCAGCTCCGAAGGGCCGTCCTCGTCCCAACGACACCATCGAGCGGGACGAGCTGGTCTTTAACATCCTCGTCGAGCCGATGAGCCGTGAGACGCTCGCTCTGAAGCTCACCGAGGCGGGTACCCCGATGGAACCGAAGCTGATCTACCTGAGCCTCTACCGCCTGCGGCGGGACGGCCGGATTGAGGGCAAGCGCGCCGACGGCGCGCACAAGTGGTCTCGCGTCGAGGCTCCGGCAGCCTAAAACTTCACAGGAGGCGTCGTGACATCAGGCGCTGACGCTGACGGCCGGTCGTGGCAAGCGACCGGCCGTCACGATCTTGAACCTGACTCCCGCACGGAGCTCGGCATTCTTCGCATCGAAACGAAGCTCGACGGCTTCATCCAGGTGCAGGCCATTCGCGACGAGGCGATCCTAAGAGAGATCAAGTATCTTCGCGACGCTCACACTACAACGTCGACCGACCATGAGGCTAGAATTCGAGCTCTAGAGGGCAAACGCTACGTAGAGCCAAAGACGGTGTGGACAACTTTCAGCATACTTACCGCCTTAAGCAGCGTAATCGTCGCCATTGTGAGCCTAGCCACGCGGTAGGAGGTGACACAGTGAGTCTTGTTGATGATGAACCGCAGTTCGAGCCAGTCGAGCCAGTCGAGCCAGTCGATGAAGATGACGGTGGAAATTCTACGACGGACATCGATGTCGAGAGGGAAGACTAGTTATGTCAACACGAGGAGTTGACTACACCGGCGGCGCAGATATCGCCGCGCTGGTCGCCGCGGGAATCAAGTTCGCGTGCCGCTACGGCGGCCCAGGCGGGTCGTGGAAGCACATCACCCCGGCGGAGGCGCAGGCTTTGAGCGCGGCCGGGATCGCGGTCGTGGCGAACGCCGAGGGGTCGGCGAGCGGCCTGATCGGCGGCTGGTCCACCGGTGTGGATTGGGCCCGCCAGGCGGAGGCGCATTTCGCCGCGTGCGGCATGCCACCAGACAAGCCGATCTACTTTAGCGTGGACTTCAACGTCACCTCGACGCAGTGGGAGGCGGTCGCCGCGGCCCTGCGCGGCGCGGCGGAGGTTCTGGGCGGGGTGCATCGCGTTGGCGTGTACGGCGGCCGTCGTGCGATCGAGTGGGCTCGCGGGAGTAATGTCGCGCGATGGTTCTGGCAGACCTACGCCTGGTCCAGCGGTGTGTGGATACCGGGTAATCACATCGAGCAGTACAGCAACGATGTCCCACTTGCGAGTATCCGGCTCGACCTCGACCGAGCTCTGACGAGCGACTACGGCCAGTGGATGATTGGAGATAATATGAGCGAATGGAGTCAAGCTGATCCGTACGGGCCAGATCCGGATGGCTTTAACCGGACGCCCGCGCAGAAGCAGCGCGACGATCACGCGGCGCTGTTCTTCGGTGAAAGACCGGTAACTGAAACAGGTCAGCCGGTAGGCCCGGAGCCGTGGATCGTAGCAAAGATGAACGAGATCGAGGCTAAGATTGGTGCACCTGCATCGGTAGACATCCCCGCGTTAGTCGCGGCGCTCAAGCCGGAGCTCGAGGCGGCGGCCGAGCGTGCGGTGCGCAAGGTTTTTGCGGATGGAGCGACGCCGTAGTGACCAGCATTCTCGAGAAGAAGCCACCACGGTACTGGGAGACCAGCGACTTCTGGAAGGACATCGGCGAGCGCGTCGTGACGTCTTACCTGATCGCGCTGGCGTTGCTGGTGACCGTCGCGGACTTCGACCTGTGGAGCGGTAAGGCGTGGCTCGGCGCGCTGGTCGGCGCCGGCATCTCCACCGTCAAGGCGCTCATCGGAGCGCTGCGCAAGAACTCGACCACACCCGTGAGCATCATTTAGTATTCACTAAGCGGCTCGCCCAAAAGAATCTTGGGCGAGCCGTTTGCATGTGGTCATACTGTGTTGTATGATTAATACGTAAGCCGCTGAACGACACAGAGCGAGTCAGCGCAGGGACTAGTGAGAAGAGATCAGAGATGACGAAGGTCCAGATTAAGGACGCCTACGGAAACACCTACGACGCAACGCTAGTCAAGGTTGCGCGAAAGTACGTCTACGTCCAGATCGACTTTGGCTTTGGCCTCGAGACCGTTCCATTTGAACGTCTTACTGGCCGCACCTCTCAAGGGTACGAAGAGAAGTACAACTCCACGCCGATGTTCTTGCAAAAGACGGCGAGGTAATCGTAATGAAGTGCGGACACTGCAAGGCCAAGCACGACACGGTCGCTCAGGTTCGAGCCTGCTCCCTGGGTCACGTTCAACCGACCGCGCCGCAGTTTCACCCAGTGACCGAGCCCGGGATGTACCGACGCGACGGCGAGATCTACCAGGTCGTTAAGTCGAAGAGCGACAGACTGTACGCTAAGCACCTGGTGTTCACGTATGTAAATGGGCACGTCCACAAGATCGAGCTTGACTACAGCAAGGGTATGATCTTCAACATCCACGCCGAGGACCGCTTGACGATCGCCGAGGCCGCTGAGATCGGTAAGCTTACCGCACACTGCGTGGTCTGCCGGAAGAAGCTCAAGGTCAAGAAGTCGATCGACGCGGGTATCGGTCCCATCTGCGCCAAGAAGGTGTGAAGTGAGTCAAGAGCGCAACCTCGTTGGAACGTACCGTAGGCAGGGTACATTCCGTGCGCAGCACGCCGAGAAGAGCGGGCGTGCTGCGCAGCGGACTCCGCTGCCCCCGCGATGCCGCGACTGTAGACTGCCTGGTACGATAGGTGTAATGATCGACGGTGTGAAGGAGTTCTTCTGCGCCGCGCACGTTGAGATCTGAGGAGAAGTGAGAAGATGACCGTAGAGATCGAGGACCAGACCCAGACTTACGCAGACGTGGACCAGGCGTTCAGTGCACGTGAGGTTCCCTGGATGAAGATGGGCAAGCTAACCAGCGAGCCCGTGACAGCGGCTGAGGCCGCGGAGCTCGGGGGACTCAACTTCGAGGTGGAGATGCTCGACGTCGCGTACGTGTCCGGCACCATCGGGCAGAATCCGGTCTGGAAGCCCATCCCGACGCGCAAGGCGATCGTCGCCAAGGACAACGGTGACTTCATGGGGTTCGCGTCAACGAAGATGTACAACTCGCTGCAGTACGCGGAGGCGTTCAACTTCATGGACACCGTCGGGCTGCACTACGTCGCGGCAGGCACGCTGCGGAAGCGGCGGCAGGGCTTCATGGTCGTCAAGCCGGAGATCCAGTTTAACGTACTCGACGGCGACGACCCACATAGCCTATACGCGGTGCTTCGCACCAGTCACGACTGCTCGCGCGGCATCGAGGTGTCCGTCATGCCTCTTCGCGAGCGCTGCATGAACCAGTTGACCCTTCGCACCTTCGCCAAGGACGCGCAGTACCGCTGGTCGATCAAGCACACCACCACGATGCACGCCAAGCTCAAGGAGGCACAGGACTCGCTCGCTAAGATCGGCATGTACGTCAAGCGGTTCGAGGGAATCGCCAAGCGTCTGGCCGACGTCACCGTCAGCGAGGACAAGGCGCACAACCTGCTGAAGATCGTCATCCCGCAGCCGAACGGCAAGACGGACCGGACCGAGGAGCAGTGGAAGGAGCGCCTGAACGACATCATCAACCTCTGGCAGACGGCGCCGACCGTAGCCTACGCGGGTACCGGCTGGGGGCTCATCAACGCGGTCTCGGAGCACTTCGACTGGATGCGCACTGGCGGAACGCCCGAGTCTCGGTTCCTCAACGCACTCGAGGGTGAGACCCACAAGAAGGTCAACAAGATGGCCGGTCTTCTGCTTTCGGCGCACTAATGAAAGCTCACTGGGAGCACCGAGCACTCTGTCGAAGAGTCAACCCGGAGGTGTTCGAGGACCCCGCGCACGAGGAGACGGCGCTGGCGATCTGCCAGCGCTGCCCCGTACGCATTCAGTGCCTCGAGTATGCGCTCAACCTGACTCCAGCGCCCGAGGGCGTCTGGGGTCAGACCACGTTTGAGGAGCGTCAAAAGATCAAACGGGGCGGACACCGCGCCTCGTGTCCCGGCTGCGGCGGCTACGACCTGTACAGCGACGGAGTCGCTGAGATCTGCGTGAGCTGCGGCATCTCGTGGCTGACCTAGTCGTAATCACACCTCCTCAGACACCCGCTCGCAGGCGAAAGCCCGTCTCCTGGTAGTAACACCAGGAGACGGGCTTCCTACTTTTACGCCTGGCTACGCCGCCCGAGCGGGCTGGATCGCTGGATAGCCAGCGCGTCAGCCCACGACTCCCACCAGCGCCAGGCGTTTTCCTCGATGGTCTGCTTCGAGACGGCCTCACGCGACTTAGCGCCGAGCTCCAGCCGCGCCTGCTCACTGTCGATCAAGGTGCGCAGCTTAGTCTTCCACTCACTAGGTTTACTGGCGAGCCAACCAACGCCGAGCTTATGTAGGCGAGAGTACTCGGCGCGCGGAGACGCAATCGCTGGAATGCCAAGGGCGCCATACTCAAGCAACTTAAGCCACGACTTCGCCGCATTGAACTTACTGTCGGCCAGTGGAGCAACGCCGATGCCGAGTGAGTTGACGGCTAGCGGCCACGCCTCGATGTCGACCGGTCCCGTGAACTCGATTTCAACGCTCAGCGGCACACCGAACGCCTTATGGATGCCGTCGAGCGGCCCGGCGATCTTGAACTTAGCGCCGAGCTGTAGAAGCTGCGCCGGCGTGGGTCCCATCACCTGTAGGTCGGTCGGGTGGGAGTGAACCGAGCCTGCCCAACCCACGACGTTCGAGTCGACGTGAGGCACGTCAAGCATCATCTTCGGTACCGCGTTGTAGAGCACTCGACCACGACCGTGCTTGGCATATCGCTGCAGTAGCGCCGGCGTCGACACGGTGACCAGCGTCGCAGTCTCACAAGCCAGCAGCGTGTTCTGCCACGAGTGATCGGCGTACGGGCTGCTCGGGTGAAGCATGTGAAACGCCGGATTCGCTGGGTGAATGCACGTTAGGTCGTCGTCCATGTCGACAACCACGGCGATGCCGTTCTGCCGCAGCAGCGCGAACGCCTGTACCAGGTACTTATGCGTAACACGCTGGAACACGATTACGTCGGCGTCGCGCGGCACGTTCACCGAGACCATTCGATCGCCACTCATCTTCGCCTGCAGCGCGCGGTTGCGCTCCCTCGTTGCCACGATCTCGATGGAGTGACCCATTCGTTGGAGCTGCTCCGCCGGCCAGATCAGGCGATAGTGTCCGCAGCCTGCCTCATCCGCGGGAAAGACATAGACCTTCACCTACGAACCGCCTTCCACGCTGGACGAAGCTCCCACGAAGGCACCTCGTAGCCGATCGCGTCGCATATGATAACGAAGCATGGAATACAGAATATGCCGCCCGGATCGTAGCCGGTCCATGGTTCACTCTTCCACTCGGCGACGACGTTGTTCCAGAACGTGCTCTCGGTCCACCAGCGAACGTTAACCACGCCGCAGATCTGGCACGGACCATCACCCACAAGGTGTTCCGGAATGATCGCTACCACCGGTCCGTCCTTCCCGAGGTGTTATAACCGTGATGATGCCACGTCCACGTGATCTCTGGAACGTGAAGAAATCGCGCGCCGAGGTCCAGCAGTCGAAGGTAGAATCCCCAGTCGTCGTAATCTGACTGCACGGATGCCGGTGGTCCGAAGAGCGCCTGCTGCGCCAGTCCCGTGTGCACCAGCGACGTTACCGGAATGTATGATTGCTTTCGAAGCAAGTCGGCGTCGAACGGCCTACCGAAGCGACCCCACTCGTCGTTGAGAGGAATTGATACACCGGCGGCGTCAACTACACGGCAGCCGCTGTACACCACCGTAGCGCCCTCTCGAAGCGCGTAGTGGACCAGTATGTCGAGGTGCTGCGGCAGTAACTCATCATCATCATCCAGGAACGCTACCCACGATGTGTTGGCCTGCACCAGCGCGCGGTTGCGAGTTGCGGCCGAGCCCTCACGCTTCGTATCCACACTGATAATGATGTCCACCGGCTGGTGCACCTGCGCCGCGACGCTGGCAACGGCGCGCGTCAGCTCAAACTGTCGCGTAGGAATGTGCGGCGTCACTACGGTTACTCGATCCACGTCACCACCTCGTTGAGAGTCCACTGGTGTGTGAACCGTGTAGTCGATAGTGCCAGGTGATCTTATCTGTTCCCGCGAAGTTGCCACCACTGAGCTCTGAGCAGCGCAGTACGAACATCCAGTCCTCACCCATCCAGTCCTGGTGTAGCGGACCGTTAGGCAGTAAAAAACCCGCCTCCTTGGCTAGCTCGGTGCGCACCATCACCGTCATTGTCGTGTGATGCGGCTCAGCGGGATTCCACTGCCGACCACGGTGCATCGGGAACGGGTTGTTGCCGTCGAACCACGAGTACACGTAGTCGGCGTTGAGGTCGTGCGCGAGTGACCACAGCGTTTCGATGTGATCAGGGTAGAAGTAGTCGTCATCATCGAGGAACGCGACCCACGACGTGCGAACACCGTCTAAAGCTCGCTGGCGGTTGATCGCGGCGCCGTGCTTCTCGACGTCGAGCGAACACGAGATGCCGCCGGTGAGTGACACGGTTTGTCCGTGAACGCTCGCGACTGCGGCCTGCAGTAGGTTGTCGACCCGCGGTGGAATTGCCGAGATCGCGACGGTTACGTCGAGTTCAGTCACCGCTTCAGAGCTCCTACGGCGCACTGCCACCTAGGTCGTGGATCGGCAACCGGCCAGAGCAGCTTGACCTCATCCATGTCCATCGAGGTAACGTTTGACCAGCCTGTGTCTTCCAGTAGCTCCATGATTCGCTGCTCAGTGCACTCCCACAGGTGAACGTCGCCCATCCAGCGACCTGCGCCGAAGCGCAGCGAGTCCAGCGTAGCTCCGTACTCGTCGGACCCAGTTTCGCCGAGCAGTTCACGGCCGCGAGTGACGTCCGGGCCAACTACCATGATCGCACCGTTGTTGATCATACATGCACGTAGGTTCACCAGCAACCTACCGGCGTCCACCAGGTTGAGGTGCTCGAGCACGTGGCCTAGATAGGCGCACTCAACGCTGTTCGCCGGCCACGGCAGGTCACCAGCTAGGTCGACACGCTGGTCTACACGGTGCGGCATCTCTGGTAGGTCGACGTTGATCCAGCCGTCTGCGTAGCGATCTCCACAGCCGAGGTTGAGCTGCATATTCACCTCACTTAGATAATGATAGGAGCCGGAATCGGCACGATCCAGCGTCCGTCGCTGGCCGTGAACTGCTGCTCGTTTCGCATGATCGAACCCGCGTAGTTCCACGCCAGTAGTAGGTACGTATCTACGTGCTCAGTGGCCGTAGGTTTGCAGATCTTGATGGCGGTACCGGGAATGTAGCGGTCTTGCTTGGCGATCGTCGTATCCGTTACGAACTTAACGAGACTTCCGTCAATACCGCAAAAGTTGAGTAGCGTCGTCGCCTTGGCTGGCGCGCCGTAGCCAGCGACCACACGTCCGGCGGCACGTTCAACCATGAGCAGCCGCAGAAGCCGCTCTCGCAGGCGCTCAGCACGTCCCTGAAGACCAAGGTAGACGTTCGTGTCGGCTAACCAGGCCTCGGAGTTGCTGATGCTTGAAACCGCTCTCAACGCCTCACTCTTCCGACGTAGCTTGACACGTAGTGAGCCACCCTGTCGATCGGTCAACTGTGCGTCTACGACGTAGAGACCGTGATTACGAGCGGCTGATCGTAAACTGGTTAGTGAGAAGAAGTTGCGGTGCTCGTGATACACCAAGTCGATCGCGTTGTTGAGCAGCATGTCCGGCAGGTACTGCACCTCAACGTAGACGACGCCGTCGTGCGTAAGCAGTTCATCAACACCTGCAAAGACATCGGAGACGCTTTCAACGTGAGCGAGGACGTGGTTCGCGACGATGACGTCGGCAGGTCCGTGCTGCGCGTGGATCTCGTGAGCTAGGTTACGACCAAACGGCTTGACGATCGTTTCAATTCCTCGCATTCCCGCGACCTCAGCGGGACCGAGCGCGGGATCGACGCCGAGGACGCGCCAGCCAGCCTGTGTGAGGTGACGCGAGAAGTCTCCGTCATTTACACCGATCTCAACGACGAACGGCTTTCTCGCGAGGCCGCCGTCTCGTAGGTGCCACTCGTTGAGAACGTCACTCGCGTAGCGCGTGTGATATGCTGACAGCGGCGCAGACGCGCTGGAGTAGAACGAGTAGCCGGAACCGAACAGGTCCGGTACGACCTCGAGAAGCTGAACCAGATGACAACCGGCACAGACCGCGAGCTGCAGTGGGTAGTGCGTGACTGACTCATCGTCCTTAGTGTAGTTGTCGGCGATTGGCGACAGCCCGAGGTCGAGGATTAGCCGGAGGTCGTTGTAGCCGCAGGCGCTACAGTTGGTTCTCTTCACTCATCTGCTCCACTTCGCGTTAAAGATCTGTTCAGCACGCTCTCTCATCTCACGTGATTTCTCGGTCTTGTAGCCGAGAACGGTGTGATGGTGCGTATCGATGTCCGCGACGTAGACGCGCTTACCGGCGCGTTTTGCCTCGAGGCAGACGTCGTCGTAGCCGTGAAACTCGTAGCGCTCGTCGAAGCGCAGCTCCTGGATCGCCCACGGCGAGAACGCCATGAACGATCCCTCCACGATGTCAACGTCACCCGCTTGTCGGCCGAAGTCGATAAGCTGTGCGTCGGTAAGCTGGTGACCGACCGGGTCGACGTTCCACCAGTGAAGAGACGGTCCTCCGCCAGCGACACCAATGATCGCGATCTCTGGGACCGTAAAGATAGAGACGACTTTATGTTCAGTTAATGGATCAGTCATCTCAAGGTCATCATGCAGCAAAATGACAGCGTCTAGGTCATAGACCCGGAAGCCGTCTAGGATCGCGTTGTAGGCCACCGAGATCGACGTCTGGTTGAACGCCGTCAGAACTGGTCGGTCCTTCGGAATACGTGGTTCGACGTACCTATGAAACTTGTCCCACGTGCCGACGCAGCATCCGTAGCCAATCTTCATCCTATTCTTCTCCTCAACTCTTCACGCTTCAGCTGCTCGCGACGCACTTTCATCCAGTCAGAACGCTCACAGCGACATAGCCACGAGCCGTCAAACAGCGCGTGCCACAACCAAAACCAACGGTAGCGTCGGCTCTCATAGTAGTCGTCGTCTGGCGCTACCACGGCCGTCGTCCCCACTTGAGTGCAAACGTCTCGCCGTCGCGTCCGGCCTGCTCAGCGAGCGCGCCGTGCGTCGTTGAGTTAGCCAGCGTGTTGAGAGGCGCCTCGCCCGGCAGCATCAGAACGCCGCCGGCTCGAATTGCCTGCCACTCGAAGTCAGTGTCGCCCCACCACCAGCGCATGGACTCGTCGGCTCGCAGACCGAGTTCACCCCGGACGACGAACGCCCACGGGCACATGCGAGTCGTGATGTTGCCGTCGATCTGTGTCTTAAGGTACGGCATACCGTGAGCAGTGGTCTGCGTGTGTGTACACGCGATCGCGGGGACGTTCAGGTGCTTTAGTGCCTCAGGCGTGCGAAACAAACACGCTGCAACGTTGTCGAACCAGTTAGGTGGCAGCGACGTGTCGTCGTTGAGGACTGCGACGTCCCACAGCTTCTCACCCATGATCTTGGTGGTAGCAGCGATAACGTTAAACGCTGAGTTCCACATCTTGTATAGGTGGGGCGGCTGCTCGTCATCGCGCCTGACTATCGTTCGGACGTTGGCCTGGGTACGCAGCCACAGGCTAGACAGCGGCTCATCGGACGCGTTGTCGATGACGTAGACGAGGTCGACTTGATTCTCGAGCTGTCGCAGCAGCGCAACAAGATGTTCACGCCGATTGCGCGTCGGAATAACTGCGTAGCGAGTAATTGCTCTAGCGGTACTCACTCTTCTTACTGTATCACGAGGTTTATGTAAAACTAGCGCTACGGTGCCGGAACTACCAGTACGCGACGTCGCGCTATGCCACCCGTGCCAGCGCCACCACGGCGATGATACAGTGTGCAGTTGTACGGTGCGCCGGCATTGAGATCCTCAAGTAAGTGAAAACTACTCGCACGAATGACAGCTATTGTGTCAGTGCGTGCGGTACGTGCGTCGTCCGCGACGAGTACCGGCGTCCCGGCGTCCAGCGCGCTACCCGTCGCTACCTGCGGCGATACTAAGGTAAATGAACCCAATGTGTTGCTCAGTTCACCGCCCCAGTAGATGGCAACTCGACCACTCGAAGGTGCGATAAAGTCAACGGCGACGAGAGTAGCCCCTGCACTAGTGTATGCACCCGACACCGTTGTGTCGATCGTGTCAGATGAGGCAAACCGAGTTACTGCACTGGCGCCTGGAACACCGCCACCGGACGCACTTATCACGTAGTTTCCACTTGGTGGAATAAACACTACCGGTACGCGCCAGCCGATACCTAGAGCACCCACCAGTGAAATCAGCGGTACAATCTTAGTGACATCACCGTCGTAGCGGCCGATGGCTTGAATATCACTAAGAACGTTTACGACAACTGCATACCTAAGCTGCCAATCAGCGTTGAGTCGACTTACACCGTCGATGATCTGCACCGGGTCAACGGTTGGGTGGCTACCCGTGTAAAGTTCCGTCACGTTGGATACGCCTTTCGCGCAACGTGCTGCATGGCTGCACCCTCGATCAGCGGAAGCGACCACGCCAGTTCGAGCCAGTTGTCTCCCTGCCAGCGCAGCACATCGTAGCCGTCGTGTCGTGGATCGGGAACTGTGTAGAGCTCTATCCGCTCAAAGATCGTGGCTCGCTGGCCGATATTCGTCGCGACTGCCTTAGCCTGCTCAATCGTGTTTACTTGCCGATTCTCTACAAACGGAATGATGAAGCCTCGGTTTGCGATCGAGTGTGGTGCACTTGACGGCACGTCATAGCGTCCAATAATCTCACTTGACTGCGCCTCAGCGCCGTTTGAGATAACGACGAACGTGTTTGGTGCATCAATAAGATCATTAGTTCGAGAGATCTTTTCCTGTATAACACGACTTCCCGAGTCGAGGTCAAATGTTGCAATGGCCGTCGCAGGGTCAAACGAACGAATGAAGTGCATCTTCGAGTCATTGCCAAACCAAGGGGAGAAGTAGTCTCCGTCCGTGGCAAGCTGTTCAACCATGAAACCCCGTGATGTACCCGCTGGCCAACCCGAGTCGGTAAAGAATGGAGTTGCCTCGATATCAACCGTAATGGGAAGGTCAGCAAGTAGTGCGAGAATCACGAGCTGAACTCGAGGTGCTACGGCGTTTACGAGACCACCTACGATCGTTGCGCGCTGACTAAAGCTCTCAGAGATTCTCTGATCGACGATGAAGCTTTCATCATAAAGCGAGCCACTTGAGATTTCACCATGTCTATGATTTAAGTCGTGATGACGCGCATCTGTAATTGAACTGCTGTGTGTTACTCCCTCACTAATCTTGATGTGAATTTCACTGTTGTACATGTAGCGACCGAGTGGAAAGTCCTCGCCGTCTAAAACCATAAATGGTTCGATACGTGACGTGATAACGTCCACCAGTGCTGATTCATCTGCATCAAGTATGAAGTTATCGAGCCGCCGCGTGATGGTACGCCCTACGTCGTGCGATAGAGTTGGCACCGAGTCTAGAAATGGATGAACTTCCCGCCGGTATCCCGTGTTAATGTCGACAAGGTCAAATCTGTAGGTTGACGTTCTTTGTCCGACGTAAGGGAGTAGATCGAGCTTCGGTAAAAGTGACTCAAGAGTTAACGTACGCGCCCAGCGACTCATGAGATACCTACCGGATCGATTGGTGACGCCGTGTCGCTAACCTCGGTAACACGTACCTCCGCCATGTAGACGGTACGGTTCATGCGTACTGAACCCTCAGGCACCGCGACGTTCGCGAACCAGCGGTTACCGAGTTCATCACGAACACAGACGTAGTCGATGTCAGCCCAGCCCAGGTCGCGTAGGCTGCGGAAGTTTCCGAGAGACGGCAGCGCAACGGCCGCCGCGTTAACCAGTAACACTCGAGTAAACTGCTCGCCGCCGCGCTCGAGCGGGTGGAACGCCGTGAGGAAGTTTCTGCCGAACATACGCTGCAGCTGGAGAGTGTCAACCTCAGGGAAGATAAACTGCTCGATCGCCTCACCCTCGAACTGCATCGTGTAAGCCAAGCTAGCGCTAGGTGACTGGTTACTCGTCATAATCAACAGTGAGTTACCGTCGCCGCTAATGGTGACTCCCGGCGATGGAATCGTGGCGCTGCCGGTAACCCACGGCCCAGCGAAGTCCAGGGCATTCAGCGTGCGCATTCGATACTCGCTGAGCTGCCCAACTCGCGCCTCGAGGTCGACGAACGATGTGACGCAATCGGGATGCTCGGTGAGCATGATGGTCTGCCAGTCAGTGATTGGGTCACGTCGCTGGATCTCAAGTTGACCGCCACCGTAGAGACGGCCGTCGATGACGCTGAAGTCCTCGAAGCTGATCACCGGGTTGATGTTCGTGTTGCCACCCGACTGTGTGGCGCGTACACCCGACTGCCCCGTCGGGAAGCTCGCGTCGACCGCCTCGAGCGTCCAGTTCACCGGCGGTAAGTCACGATCTCCGATCCAGACCTTGGCCTTGATACTTGAACCACGCAACTGAATGTAAGCGTATATCTTCGTGTCAGCTTGATATGAGCCGATGACGACCGAGCCGCTGATGTTCGTCGACACGCCCGCCAGCACACGGAAGATCGCGACGCTGACGGTCGCCGACGTGTTGAACGCTGCCGACATAACGTAGTAGTTGCTGCCGTCGACCGCCCGGAAGCGTGACTGGCCGTTGAGTCCCGCGCCGGTAGCCACCAGTGAGGTTGATATCGTCACAAACTGGTCGACGTCGCCGAACGTCGTCGGAAGCAGCGCGTTACGCGACGCCGTGTCGCCCGTCGGAAGCAGCATGTTGCCGCGTCCGTCGACGTAGAAGTTTGTGGCAGTACCACCACTAGTCGTCCACAGCAGGCCACTCGAAGATGTGTCCCACGTATTCGTGTTTACTCTGTTAAAGTTGTCACAACCCCCGAACGTTGCCCACGACAGCCGGTTGCCAAGGATTGCCGTCGGCACACAGCGCGGATCGGTACCGCAGAACTGGCCGACACCCGTTACAGCCTGCGACGTCGCACTAACTGTGAATCCAGTTACCGCCGGTGGTTCCTGTGAGAACAGCAGCACCGCGTCGGTAGTCGAGTCAGTTGCCGTGCCGCTGATAGGCGGTGACTGCCACGTCAACTCAATCGTACTGCCACTTGGTGGTGTATACGTCGCAGGTCCCGTCTGCGCAACAGTTGGCACAGAGTCACGTAGATCCGCCGGAGATGACGCCGCCAAAACTTGCCACTGGTTGCCAGCGGTCTCTAGGGCGGAGGTCCACTGCCACGTCGAGGTAGCACCTGCGGTCTGCGTCGACCCACCACTCGGTAGAGTAAGGTTAACTTCACGCCAGCCATCCACGATCTCAGGCAACGCGTCGAAGTCAGCTACCGAGATCGACACAACTGAACCGCCACCAGTTGTGCTAAAAGTAAGTGGTACCGTTGTGTCGCCAAACCTACGAGCGTAGAAGCGAACTTGCGTCACAGTCACGCTAGAGCTCGAGAGGTTCAGTACCTCCTGAATCGGTGCGTGTCCAGCGTAGACGGGAGCACCTACGCTAGTGCCGTACGCGTGAACACCCGTAACGATCGCCGTTGCGGTATGCAACGTAATCGTAACGATCTCATCAGTCGACTCACTGGTGAACTGCTGCCCCTCAATTACTCGCGTGTCAATAACGGCGCCACGATGACTTAACAGTTCATAAAGTTGACGAAGCCGACGAAGTCGTGGAGCGCCGCGTGCAATGAACGTTGGCTTAACCTCGTGATGTCCAAGCGTAAGAAGATATTCACCCGCAGCTAACGCCGTAGGTGTTGCAAAGCTCAGATCTTTCAGTGGAACAAGATTAACTCCCTCATTAATCGTGCCTCGACCAGGAAGACCAACGTTCAGCGCTGTAAAGCGACCACCCACGCGAACGCGAGTTTCCTCACAGTAGAAAACTTCAAGTGCGCCGTAGCCGAAGTCGACGGTACCGTCTAAGTCATCAACAATGATGAAACCACTCGGATGAATCATCACTACTCGACGACTACTAAGAGGAGTTACTGTTGAAAACAGTAGAAGCTCATCATAACGCCAGGGGAGAGCAAGCGCAGATGGATCTCCAGATGATGAAATAGTTCCCGTGAGATTGATGTTTACGTTACCGAGATCCACGTACTTAATGTCAGTTATAAGTGCTAAGGCACCAACTGAGGTGATTGCCGCAGGTCCCTCCGCAAATGACTGATAGTCATTAAAGTGATCGCTTCCCGTGCCACCGTCAACCGCGGCGGCGATCGCAAACTCAATGAAGTCTAGCGCTCCGTCTAGGTCGGTGCCTGCTGTGTAGAGAAATCGAACGCTTAAGATGCGTTTACCTTGAAGCTCCTGCGCATACTGCTCTACCGCAAAGTTAAGTCCGATGGCTGGAAGTCCAACTAACGTCGTCAGCGACTGTGTAACGTTATCACTTGGATTTGTCCACGCAGCGGCACCACTGCTTATGAGGGACTCACCGTTTCCCGTGACCAGTGCGTTCGATACGGGAATAACAACTCGCCGAATCGGTCCAGTTTGATCTTCAACACCGACTGGGTAGATGTTAATCGTCTCAGCGACGTAGTTAACAATCTTACTTGGCGGAGACTCAACCCAGAATGCACCCGATACGATCGCGGTAGCTGCGCTTAGTTGAAACGTATAGCCCGACTCAGTGATCTGATCAGGTTCATAGGCTGCGTCGCGAATTGGCACCCACTCTTGACCCATGATGATCGGCGTATGAGGATTATAGTTTCCCATTTAAATCGCCCTCACTTGCGCCCGAAGATTACGCTGAGTCAAAAGAGATATGATACCTTCACCCACAGCTCGACCAACGGTTCGCGCCTGCTCAGGTGTCGGCGTCGTACCGCTGAAGTTGACATTAATCGCACCTGCGCCAAACGTTACCGACGGACCACCGACCGCGTCTACGATCATCTGCTCGAGATCTCCGAGAGGAGCCACAACCTCATCTTGGCCTCCCTCAGCGATCTGCGCGATGACGCCGCCCGGTCGCGCCCCGACGATTCCGCCGGTAGCCAGCGACGGAATGCGCGACAGCGAGAACGGCAGCAGCGCGTCGAGGTTAGCGATTCCCAAGTTGATCGTAGCAATGAACCTATTGAGGCCAGTCTTAATGCCTCGTACGATGTCACCTGCGACGTCGTTGATGAAGTTCCCCGCGTTGCGAAAGCCGCCGATAAACGAAGTGATCAACGACTTACCCGCGGCCGCGAATGTCCCACCCAGTGCCAGTAGTCGACCGGGTATGCTTCCGATCGCGTCAACTATCGTGTTGCCTGCGTTGACTGACGTTGTGCCGATCTGCTCCATGCCCCGCGTGACCACGCCGAAGAAGTCGAGAATCACAATGATCGTCGACACAACTACCGTGAACAACTTGAGGAACAAGAGCAAAACCCCGCCAAGCACAAATGCCGTTACAATACCGAGCTGTGTGAGATCCTTGAGAAACTTCTGTCCGTCCTCTGAATTAAGAAAGTCAGTGATTACTTTAAAGATGTCGGTGAGTAACTGCAGAAGAATCGCGCCGCCCTCGATGGTAGCCGGCGTAAATAACGCGCCGAAAAAGTCAAGGATAGCGCCACCCAGGTCGCCAATCTGCTTAAGTGCCACGAGTGCGTCGTCGATAAACTTCTGAAACGATCCGTTCTCGATCGACTTATTGATGAACTCTGCGAAGCGCAGCAGCAGCCCCGAGAACTTGTCCGCAAGAGTCTTAATTGTCGGAAGCGCGGCGACTGCGATGTTCATGAATGCGCCCGCCAACGCGATCATCGCTGGACCGAGTGTCTTCAAGATATCATTAGTCGTGGTGAATAACTGGTTTATGAAGTTAACGCCGTCCGCGCTGTTGAAGAGATCAATGAACATCGCAATTAGCTGCCCGGTAGTTCCTGCCACGAGCACGAGGCCGTTTTGCAGCGGACCAATGATGGTCTTAACTAGTCGAGTCAGCTCGCCAACCAGTGGGGCGAAGAGTGCCTGCTGCACAGCGAGCTGCAGCTTGCGGAACGGATCAACGATCTTTGCAAACTCCTTGGCAACTGCGCGAGCCGACGGCGCCAACTTCTTCAGCGCCTCGTTGATGCCCTCCTTGTCACCCTGAAGAATGGCACTAAGCGCGTCGCCGAAGTTCTGGAAGCCGATGATCAGCGGGGCGAGAGCGGCGACGAGGACGGCGATGGATCCGGGCAGTAGGCCAATTAGGCCGATGAGCTGTGACACAGCCGCGCCGAGACTAACGAGCATACCGATTAGTCCAGGTAAGATCGTAATAAACAACGGCATAAGTGAACTCAACAGAGTCGACCCAAATGACGTAAAGAATGTGCCTAATGTACTTAAACCGGTCTTCGTCGAGTTGAAGAGATCACTGAATGACTCACCTATGTGCCTAAAGGCCTGCTTCCACAGAGGAACAACACGCCGCTCTAGGTGTGTACCGTTCTGAACAGCGTGGAGGAACATGTTGTCAAAGTTCTTACCGACGATCCGTCGTAGGCCGTCGCTCTCGACTCCGAGGCCGTGGATCGCGTCGCCCATCTCGTGCTCAATGACGTTGGCTGTCTTCTTGACCGCATCATCGACCTCCTTGAGCGCCTTCTCAGCCTCCTTCGAGGTCTTCTTGAAGTGCGCGTCGATGTCGTCAAGCGCGTCATTCATCGACTTGTCGAGTTCCTTCACCTCATCGTCGATGATGTCCTTGATGTCCTTGCGGAACTCCTTGGTGCGCGCCACGATGTCGACGTAGGCGACGTCGATCGGTGCAGTCACCGCTACCTCCCCGCTCTCTGCGTCACCGCAATGGCGGTGACGTCGGCGAAGCTGACTCCACCGGAGTTGAACCACGTCGGCGGTCGAACGCCGGTGCGAGTTTGCACCTCAGCGACCGCCGGCGCAATATCACGCTCGGCAACGCTAAGCTCACCGATGAGCTTCAAGTTGAGGTCGTTACGTAGGCGAACGTGCTCCTTAACTCGGTGCTCCACGATCGCCTCCTCAACTAGGTAGAAGTGCAGTAGGTCTAAGAAGTCTCCTGGGTCAAGTCGGCGGGGATAAGCTCCTCGAGCGAGGCACCAGCCGTTGAAGAGGTGCCACCGTCGTCGGTCT